TACCCCTAGATACAAAAAGGAAATCAATCATGAATTGCAATTTACGTAACGATGATGAGATCATCGACGACATCATCGAAACCATCCGTAATATCGCGACTGAGGCGATTACTGTACCAGTAGTATTACCAACCGCTTACTATAAGGAGCAATTCTTCAAGAGAACAGCTGAACGGTTCTACTTCTATTTGTCAGAACGAGCCAAAGACTTCAATTACAGCATCGCTTACCAACCAGATGGCTATGGTAAAGAAACCATACTCATCACGTCTGTAAATGAAGGTATTAAGAGCACGTATACCTTAGAAATGGAAGGCGAAGGACGTGAGTTCTCAGCCACCATGTACAACAAGCTCTTTACCGGCAGGATGGTTAGACCGCAACTACATGAGTCTGTCTATCTTAACGTGTTGTTGTTAATTGCAGCAGCTCTAACTAAGCTGAACAATGAAATTGCGTTTACGCGCGTTATTACATCCAGTCAAACAGAACTCGTACCGATCACTGAGATCCCATCTAAGATTCTTTTGGATGAGATCTTGTTGTTCTTATCGAAGTATGCTTAATATCAACCTAGATCTACCCTACCTATACTCTACATCAGGGTATAGGTAGGGTAGATAAGGGTGAACACTCAGACTGATGCAGTCAATCAGTCAGTGACTATTTTAACCCATTACGCTAAGCGTACTAAGCTTAGTGTAGATCAGAAAGGAATATCACCATGGGATTTGAAAAGAACATGGGTAATAAAGGTTTTCGTCGTGTAACAGATGGAGAAGGTTCATTCCAAGACATCACGCCTACATGGCCAGGATTGTTGGCATTACTCCTAAGGAAGATCACCATCGACAAATACGATGGTCGTGATCGTGAGAACTGCATCCAGATGCCAGATGAATCCATGTCGTACGGATACGTAGAAGAACTCTTGGGTCGTGTCATCCAAGAGTACAATGGTAACACACTTTCAGAGGCAGATCTCAAAACTGAAAGAACCCGCCTCTTAACAGAGTTCGCCAGACCTTCTATTACGATCAAAACGTTCGGTACTTTCCTCAACATGTTGGATCTTAACTGGGCAGAAATCACGGTTACCATCCAACGTAAAAGCGGAACGATCAAGTCGTATACCAAACATGTCGGTGGTATCGGCATCAAGGACTACGTGGCTCCGATACGTAACCAAGAGTTCATCGAAACACTTGGTCTACACGAAGATCCGTTCTATCCTAAACACTCAGGTCAGCTCATCGTTGGCAGTAAGAAAGGAGACAATGATGAAGACTAAACATCTTTTCCCTTATTTGCCTGAAAACGATGGTATAGACCATATCCGTCTTGACAGGCACAGCAACAGTAACTTAGGCCGTCAATTAGCCATCGACAATGCACGTACGTTTTATCTGCCTGACTTAGGTAGTTTTACGTCTATCTCTTCAGCTATCCAATACATGAAGCTGGAAGTGAAAGACGATAAGCTGCGTACCTTAACCAGCAATCCATTGTTCTCCTACGTCAAGGAAGAGATCAACAAAGGCAATAACCGATATGTTAATAAGCAAATACCTGATCGTGAGTATAAACGTATTACACTTTATTCGTTATTATCTAGACCTGAATTGCTGGAAATGCTAATTAACTCTAAGTTACCTTTGGTATCGTACTACATCTCAGATGGGGAAATCAAGGTCAAGGACATGCAGTATACTCGTGTCCTGATGGATCTTCGGCGTCATTTCCAAGAGAAACCCACTGAGACTAAGTTCTAATATCACTATTCGTTTACTAAGACAGGTACTGCCCTTATGGGTGGTATCTGTCTGGTAGACTCTGTGACCTATTTTCTTAGTCCATCTTACGATACCGCAAGGTACGCTAGAGCGATAGCGAGAGCATAGCCTAAGAACCGTATTTCTTTTTTTTAGTTAAAAGTGAGACATCATGGCCACACGTGCGAATAAAACCACCAAGAAGAGAGTGCCTAATCCACCTAAAGTCAGTAAAGGATACAAAGGACGAGCTTCCAAATCCAGTACATCCCTATCTAATTCCAATATCAAGAAAGATGCCAATAAGACAGTCTTCAATAGTGCAGTAGACAATAAGTTAGCTACAGTAGACGTATACCAAGGTAACCTAGGTGAGACAGTCAATAGCCTTTATAAGTTCACCAACACCATGAACTTAGACACCATCATGAACGGCATTAAAGGTGGTCTATCTGGTATCGGTAAGATTACTGATTTCTTGAAAGATGCTAAAGGCATTAAAGACGCATTCCAGTCTGGTAACATCATGGATGCTGTTGGTAAGATTGCCCCAGGTGCGAAAGCCGCTTTATCTAAGGCAGGTATCGATCCATCTACATTCGATACACTAGCAGGTGCTGCCCAGATAGCCGTTAATGTCAAGAACTCCGTATCGAATATTAAGAATGGTAAACTAGACATCCTAGATGGATTAAATGATTTGGCTAAATCCATTACTGGACAAGACCTAGCTTTAATTAAAGACATTCAGTCGATCAAGGCAGCTACTGGTGCGATTATAAAAGAATTCAGTGATGCTGGTATCGCATTGAAAGATGCGTGGAATGACTTAACCAAAAGTGAAAAAGGCCGATACAATATAGCTGGAGAAATCGCATCGGATATTACGCCATTCCTGATTAACAATGGTGATTACGATACGGCTAAGATGGCTATTGGTTCTATACCTAAGAATCAACTAGAAGCCATGGGGCCATCTATCGTTGAGAATGCGATACGTAACTTTAGAAAAGACTCTGTATTTAATAAAGGAAAGAAAGACGAAGAGATGTTCAATGGTTTAATGGATACCTTACGTCTCTTTAGGAATGGTGAATACCTTTGGGTAGACAGAGGTACATCACGTAAGGCATTTAACCTACAGTTGTTCATCCATGCGTCTAAGGACTTAAAAGAAGTAATCAGATCAGTCTGTGCTTCTTCTTTCTATTTAAAAGAGAATGGTGAGAAGAGATTAGATTATACCGATAAGAAGAATGACATGTTGGTGTTATTCAATCGTGTCTTTACCAATATCGGTAATGCAGAAGAAGAGATGAATAAGTATTTCCCTGGATTCATCTTCAACAAAGAAGAGAAGACAGAGACATTGGTATCGGTTATTGCATTCAGAGCCGAGAATTCAACGCGATAATAAACATAGACCCTTAGCCTACCTATACCTGTAATGAGTATAGGTAGGTGTAAGGAATATGTTGTCTTCTTTTTAGTCTATCTAGCGATAGTCTAGTACTTCGTATTAGCTCTCAACCCAAGCATCTTTAAAGGCAGCATTAGGCATATTGATCATCGCGTATAACTGACCAGGTAAACTGTTACCCAAGAAAGCAGCTTGCTTAGCCGTACTGTAGGAACTCGCCAGATGCAATTTATTCGTACTTAAACGACGCTTCAATCTAGACATGTGGTAGTATTGCTCAGCTGTACCTAAACCAGCCAATACAGCCATGTAGTCCATGAATGGTGTGTCATCATCGAATAAACCTTTTAGCTTACTGTCTAGTGTCAGTACACTGGCTACAGTAGGCGACACATCAGCAGCAGCCTGCATGATACCTGCTTTCATCATCGAGAAGAATGTCTCATTCGTATTGAACTGTTCCGATATCGGCATGCTGAGTGTTTCTTCCATGGCCTGTATCGTAAAGTTAACCGTAATGGAAGTCACTTGTCCTTCAGGTGTGAATCCCATGTTACCATCACCACGAGTAAAGGTTAAGCTATCTATAGCCGCTAGTCTAGACTGCATCCTACCTTTGTCGTAGAACTCGAAATAGAATGGATTCGTATACGAGTGTTTACCAGTCGATATCGGCATCGCTAATGCTGCGATACAGGCCATCTGGAAGAACATGTAGACCATGCGTGCACGAGGATGTGCATAAGGAGAACGAATAGTGAAACTATAGCCTGCCTTCGGTAGTTGCACTTCACTCGATTCCCAATACTTAGGCATGCTCACTGTACCACCACCACCAGCGATCAAGAGACCTTCTAATCCTATACCTGATACCACACCTTTCAGTAAATCAGCTGCTCCTCCTACCACATTCTCCACCAGATCAGACACCATGCCATCGCCTATACTACCACCAGCTAAGTTATAGTACGTATCACGTGAAGTAGCAGACATGCTATTGAGTTTCTCAGCGATAGCAGAAGCTTTAAAGCTGTTGGTGAATGTCTCTGTAACAGGGCCAGTATCATCTACCCTGAAACTCACGAATCCACCACCTGTACGGATCTCTTGCTCGAAGAAACTAGCTAATCCAGCATTAGCGACAGCACCACTGTTACTACCAGGTGCACCACTATTGTCTACACCATTCGATATCTGTTCAGGTGTAGGCGCATCAGCTATATCCTGACCATTGGCATCTGTACTGAATGTCTGGTTACTGCTAATAGCCGATAAACCATACATGGACTGACCATCTTCTTTCCATTTACGGATGTATTCAGCCAATGTCAATCCAGTGGCATTGTGTTTGTTCTTATATGCATTCACCAATAGATTACGTACGTTGATGTGTCCACCACCTGCTTTATTGATCTCTTGTAATGCTTGATAACGGGCATGAGCATGCCTCTGTGCTCTATTGGCTATAACAAACACATCTAACTGTCCTTGTACACTACCATCACTGAATGGGTCACTCAGTGTAAACGCATTAGAACTGTTACCCATGGAGTGGACATCAGGCCAATAGTTCAACATGGCTTGTTTCTGTGCTTCATCCACTTGATAAGCATCACCATCCACACCATTATAGAGATTAGTGCTTCTAAACACCAAACCTAAGTCTACCATGAAGTGATTGACCATTGTCTGTACTGCTGCCCAATACATCGGCATATTCGGCTTAACATACGCATACTTGGATGTAGGCTTACGTAAGAAGAAGTTAATGCCTTTACCTAAGAAAGACGACAAACCCAATAGCCATGTCACCACACCCATGGCACTGCCGATACTTCTACCAATGCTAAACATCATCGAGTGTACACGGCCTTTATTAGCCAGTGCAGCAGCAGCAGGTGAGTACATGTTTAATAGAAACCCACTTAGTGAAGTAAAGGCCAGTGTACCGACACGGAAAGAAACCGTACGATAGTTATCGTCGAATGTCTCCGAGAAATAAGGAGACAAGGCATCCGTACTGGTATTCAATAACCAATGATTCGGTGCAATCGGATCGGTAAAGATATTAGGTTGGAATAAAGGATTCACCACCAATGAACCACCTAATGCCGTATCCTGAAACTTCATCTCACTACTGGACCATAAACGCAAATGCTCAGGCAATCCATCTAACTGCTCACCGCCTATCTTAAAGATCCCCCTAACCCATGACTTGTCATTCAGGTAAGAGGGACGATTCAAGGTCTGATAAGACATCTATTATTCTCCTTCAAACACGATGAAGTTCTTACACACGAACTCAATCGTATCGTAACTGACACTGTCCCTAAGTTTACCATCCGGGCCGACATAAGCACGCTTATCCAACATGTACTCTTCGAGTTCACGCCTAGACTCTACAGTCATTGACGTAATAAGAGAAGTTCTATCACCATCGTGGTCACCACCCATACCAGGCAGACGCATGACAGGCGCAGCCATACTGTTGATGGTCGACAAACCGTATATCGGGTATTGAGGTAATGGCTTCAATGTTTCGTCTATTACCCAATCATCGTTTAAACGATAACGCACTTCAGCACGTGTGGTCGTAAAGACCTTAGTGTGTCCAACTGTATTAGACTCAATACCCGTAATCGGATAACGTGTACTGTATCCAGGGATATTATCTATCGCATCAGCCACAGCAATGTACAACGCCTCGATAAAGGTAATCGGATGGACATCGTCACGACTCAAGTCACTCGGTAACTCCTCGATGCCACTGAATACCTTAACAACATCCTTACCATTTATTTTACCCTTATACACTAAGGCCAAATAACGACCATCTACTTCCAGATACTGATGGCGTATATCATGCGATCTGAATCGCTGTACCAGTTTCTCCAAGCCTTCCTTAGACTGGAACAAATCAAACCACTCACTGGCCACGTATACCTCTTCCCCCTTAAGAGACTTCTTATTCACCAGCTTAACCGCTACTGTCGGATCGACGAAGATATCTTTCAGGAAACTATCCATCAATGCTTTAGTGGTAAAGGCACCATTACCCACCATCTGTTGGAACAATCCCACCATGATGGTATCGTGCTGTATATCCCTAGGATCACCAGCAAACCGACCACTGGGTTTAGTAGCCGTAATCACATTCGCTGTACCATTAAACACATTACGGGATGCCCACTTACCTTGGATCAGTTTCTTCTTACCATGTCCTACCATCTCGCCCAGGTACATGAAGAGCTTATACGCCACTAACTGCATGTTATAGCGTACATTGTCCAATAACTCAATGTTGTTCAAATGCGAAGGTGTAATACTGTTCGATAAAGACAACAGTTCACGATAGATTTGGTTGATTTCATCGTGGTTCACCTGTCCATCTTTAAACTCTAAATCACGATATCCAGCTTGCAGTACGATGAACTTATCGATCGTTAAATTGCCTTTGTTCTTCTCTAATAGCTTAATGGTAGATCGTCTCTTGATCGTACCGGTATCAGGTAACACCATCTTAGGCAAACAAGACATGAAAAAGGCATAACCCGTTTTACCATCGATTGCATTGCTTCTCTCGAAGAAATGAGTTTCAGGATTAAACTTAGCGTATTCTTTACCGGCCATGATGCCATTTATTAAACTACTGGCTGAGGTTAATTCACGATAGATTAACGGATGTAAGATAGGCAACTTTAAGTCTATCCAGCCTTGTCTTTTTAAACGATCAGGTGAGCCAGCCTCACCGAAGATACGGGGAGACCATAAGCCATCTGGATGTAAATGGTGGTTCGCACCATCGAACATACTGGTGCTTGTGATTTGGCCCAGTAGTTTGTATAAATTATTGTAGTTAAGATTCAGTAACGACAAATTAAACGGTTTCATCCCCTTGATACGGGAGAGTGTCTTTTCATCCATGGTGGTCGATACTCCTAGTGAAAGATATGAAATTTTACCCAGTATGCTTATCTATTCCCCTAAACACTGCTCACTTACTCGGATTCAACCGGTAAGTGAGTATAGGCGTGTATGCTGGGTATAAATAGCAGTGATTATTTACATCTGTATTTTTAAATAAGAGGTAGTCAGAGATGTTCGGTAAGAAAAGCAAGATGGAGAAAGCCGTCGCACTAGACGACGATTTCGACTTAGACTTGGACTTCGATGAAGACTTCAGTTTTGACTTCGATGATGGTGTATCAGCCGAGAACAAGAAAGCACGTGCCTCTAGATCACCCATCATGAATGCTACTTTGGATGTGGGTCAAGGCTTGAAGAAAGCCACACTATCCAAATCAGGCATGGAAGCCATCCTGAAGGGAGTCTTACCCTCCGAATACGGTCAGTTCTACGACAACGTATCCGGCGGTATCAACGATGTCCAAATGGGCATCAGTGATTCCACTTCATCCTTAGGTGAAATTAAGAAAACACTACAGGGCACGATAGCCCGTATGGCGGATATCGCCGATAAGAAAGAGTATTCTAAATTAGCTGCTATGCTAAACAAAGTAGCAGGCGATAGAGAATCCGAATACGAATATCAGAGGCAATCTAAAGAAGAGCAACGCAATGAAGAGATCACCAAAACACTGGGTGAACTCTTTTCAGTACAGGCTAAGATAGACAATAAAAGAAGCGAAGACAACGATAAGAAAGAAGCTGCTCGTGAAGCCATGAGTGCGGTGAAGTTCAAAACCAACATGCAAGCCATGGGGGCGATGAACAACAACCTAACCCGCATGAGGATGTTCCAAGAGCGCAATGCTTTTAACTATTATCGTAAAAGCATAGAGATCGGTATCCGTCAACTATACACCTTAACCGATATCTCGACTGAACTGAAGCAACACAACAATCAGGTATTAAAAGCCTTAAATGACGTAAAACTCAATACTGGTTTACCTGACTACGTGAAGATGCAGAACAAAGAGACGATTAAGCAGATCATGAAACAAAGGGCCACGAACAAAGTATTCGATGGATTCATGTCTCGTGGTTCTGATTTCTTCTCTAATCTCTCTAAGAACATAGGCGATACCATTAAGTATCAAGTCTCGCAAGCCATGGACATCATGGGCATGGCATCAGGTGGTATAGATCAGATGTTGGAGTTTGAAGAACAACGTCTGGATGATGACTCTGGCATGATGTACGGAGACGAATCCGATGTAGAGCGCATGGCTAACATGGGTGCGGCTACTGGTTTACCTTGGTTAGCGTCTAAAGCCAAATCCAAACTCTCTAAGAACAAATACTACCAGAAGACACTCAAGCCGATTAACTGGCTGCGTAAGTTCAATAGTTCACCTGGTGAGATGATCTTAGCAGGTCTACAAGGCCAAAGAGTACAAGGCTTCATGAACCGATTCGATAGTCCACTACTAGGTGCGGGTTTTGATATTCTAACCGACTTAGTCAGAGGGGCAACAGGATCAGCCAAATCCATCAAATTCGATCCCAGTACGTATAACGATTTCAGTGGCCCTAATGGCCTACAGAACCTAGCCCAGAAATCCATGGGTGTCGTCATCCCAGGTTACTTATCCTTAATCTTAAGAGAGTTGAAGATCATCCGTACTGGACAAGATCAAGGGGCTGTCATCTTCGACCACAAGACAGGTAAGTTCGTTAACGACAAAGAGATGAAAACCAGCATCTTAAAAAATGTTGTCTCTAAGGATACCTTAGATAGTTTCATTCGTGTGGGTGATACTGTTGCCAATGAACTAGGTCTAAGTGAACGTGACTATCGTGGTCGGGCTAAGTATCTCGAAGGATTCAGTAAGAACGATTTCGATACTGTAGGTAGACAATTAGCAATCGCAGCCATCAATGGTGAAGTGATCGATACTGAGTATCTTACTAACGCCAAGAACTTCTCCTACTTAGGTAAAGAGAAAGCACAGCTATTGGCAAATAAGTTTAAAGAAGCAGACTCTAAAGACCAAGATGACTTAGAGAACCGCATCATCAACGTGGCAGATAGTGCACGTAGTGCTAAACACCTCACTATCGATAAGGCACAAGTAGAAGGCATGATCAATGCAGGCTACGGTCCGATGTTGGAAACAGCAGGTATCCTGAAGAATGGTGAAGCCACATCTACTGGCTACATGAAGGCTGTACAGGAGATGGCTAAGTATCAAAATAGCCAACTCTCCTACAGACCGACACAGAGAGACATCCACCAATCCATCGTTCAGTCGCTCGCCAATAAAGGCAAGATCAAGCGTTTTGCTTCGGGCGGCTATACAGGCGATGGTGATAAGCACGAAATCAAAGGTGCAGTGGATGCCGGTGAATACGTCGTTACAAAAGAAGAAGTAGAAGCATTAGGTGGTAAAGAGGCATTCATGGCTTGGTTTGATAAAGCCAAGGAAGAAGCGAAGAAACAAAAAGACAAACTGAAAGAGACTAAGCTTTACAAAGAAGCATCCGGTAGAGTGAATAGTGTCTATCAGTCTACATCCGATAAGGTTAATCAGTTCAAGACTGACTACCAGAGTCATCGTAAAGAAGAGATGTCGATTACTGATGCTTTATTAGCTTCTGTTAACAGTAACTTAGAGTCTATTAAATTACTGCATGTGGTTAAAGCCACAGAAGAAGCCAAGACATCCAGCAACAAATCACGCTATCGTACATTAACCCGTCAGTGGATGGCCTCTTTACGTAATGCAACGAAGAACATCGAGAACCCGCAGGCTTACTTACATCAGCTCAAAGAGCGCGTTAAGCGTTCCGATAACTGGAACAACATCGCTTCCATGATCGAGACCAATGGTCTTAACAACATGAAAGTCGATGAAGAGAAAGCCACGAAGATCGAAGACTTTAAGAAAGAAGATGGAACAATCGACTTTAATAAAGTCAATGTCGCTAATGGTGTCAACTACCTGAAACAGAAAGTAGGCAATGAAGCTTTCAATGCAGCTAAAGATGTCTACAATTCCGAAAAGGTTAAGCAATGGAAGAAAGCCGCTGAAGCACGTATCCCTAAATCACTAAGAGAAAGACTCACGGGTGAACTCGGTGATATCTATCAGATCGGTCAAGCTGAACCTATCCTTTATAAAGAAGCATTACACAGAGGTGAGTATCGTAATAGTAAAGGCGATATTTACAAGACATGGCAAGACATAGACGATTCAGTATACGATTCTAATGGCAACGTGGTGATCTCCTACTCTGCATTCTTACAATGCATGGTGCGTAAAGGTAAGTCCGTTATACCCGTTACCAGTATACCGATTATTGAATCCAATACCCGTAAGTGGATCAAACGTGGTGCTTTATTAGCAGGTGCCATGGTATACGGCACACCATTCGTAGTGGCTTATGGTGCTTATCGCTTAATCAGAGCCACGAATGCGCATAAGGCACTGGGTCGTAAGATCGCTGCTTCAGTACAACCAGACCTTTACTTAGATGGTCAGGAAGAACCCATCCTACTAGGTCGGGATATATCTGCTTCCAAGTACTACGATGTCAACACCAAACGACTGATCACCAAGGTAGAAGACATTACCGGTGAAGTAATAGATGCCAAGACACAGCAAGTCATCATTCGTGCAACGGATCTACCTAAGCTTACTCTAAAAGATGGTAAACACTTTAGTAAGTTCTCCACTGCTTCTACGATACGTTCATCCCTAACTAAAATGGGAATGAAAGGATCATCACGTGCAGTGAAGGTTGCTTCATCCACAGCCAAAGTAGCTGGTAGAGGTCTCTTTAGAGGACTGAAGTTTGGTTTCAAATCCGGTACGGGTATATTGGCGATAGGTGCGCGTGGATACTTATCCGTATACGACAGAATGAACGGTAAGGTGAAATCACCTGAAGAGCAGCAAGAGTTACAGACTGCTGTAATAGAAGAAGGCAATAAAGAGAGACGCTCTTTCTTCTCTTCTGTATTAAAACATCTATCCGATACCAGACGAAGTGTCTTCGGTGATAAAGACGGAGATGGTGATCGTGATAACGGTATACGGGATGTTAAGCAGAAAGAAGAAGAGAAGAAGAAACAGAAAGCTGAAGAAGAGAAACAATACAAACGGGATAGCTTACTAGCCAGGATGATCGGTTGGGCTGTAGCCGGTGGTAAGGGACGTAAGTCACTTAAAGATGCGAAGAAAGACGCAGACAGTGACGATAAAGATGGCGGTATCGTTTCTGGTATCGTCGGCGGTATCTCTACCTTAGTCGGTGGTGCCATCATGTCTCGATTCCCAGGATTGGCGAAAGTAGGCTCTAAGATACCATTAGTCGGTCGTATGTTCCAAGGGGCAGGTGCAGCCGGTACGACAGCTGCCGCAGCAGGTACGATGGCTAAAGGTGCAGGCTTTCTATCTAAAGCCACGAAAGTCGGTAAGGTCTTAGGTCCATTAGGCATCGCTGTATCTGGTGGTAGTGCGATTTACAACGCATCCCAAGGTAATTGGGGCGATGCTGCTGTTGATGCGGGATTCGCATTAGGTGGTGCTGCCATGACCTTCGGTGCAGGTGCTACTGTATCTGCGATTGGTTCAGCACTAGCCGCTATACCGGTAGTAGGCTGGGTAGCCTTGGGTGTCGCAGCAGCAGGCTACGGTATCTATCGTTGGGTTACTCGTATCAAGATCAACGACAATGTAAAAGCACGCATGATGATCTACGGTTTGGCGAATGACGAATCGAAGATGAAAGACATCGTCGAGTTTGAACGTTTGGTAACAGAGTGCACTGAGATGAATGGTTCTATGCCTATCATCAACGAGACGAAGCTCAATGAGAAGAGTAAAGACATCGCTGATATCTTCGATTTAGAAGAAGGCGATACAGAAGGATTCGGTAGATTGATCCAGTGGTATCGTGATCGATTCATGCCAACCTTCTCGAAAGTGTTTAAGGTATTACGCTCTATCAATCCTAAATACACTGTAGACGACATCTACGACTTAGAAGGTGCTGACTTACTGAAATACTTGGTTGCTATTAAACCAGCACCAGGTCAGTATACCTCACCGTACATGCCGTTCCCTGATTTACCACAACCTGAATCCAATGGGGATAATGCATTAGCGTTTATCCAAGAGATGATTAAGCCATTACAGGACAAAGGTGTTGGTTTACCGCCAGCAGTTAATCCTTCCCAGATGGCTAATGCAGTGAATCAAACACCAGAAGCTGCTAAGCCCACTGAAGAGAAAGAATCGTGGTGGCAGAAAGCAGGTAAAGTAGCCCTCATGGCTAACCCTATTACCGGTGCATTCATGTTGACTAAATCCTTCTTAGGTAAGTTTACCGACAGTAATGTTACTTCGACTCAAGCTGATCAGCCTGTGTCTAATCAATACCAGGCATTTAACAGTGCGTATTATAAAGCATTGGGTTTGAATGGATTGGAGAATACAGAGCGTGTTTCTATTTTAAACAAAGTAGAAACAGAAGCCATGAAGTCAGTAGGCATGAGAGATGGCTATGCGACATTCAATGGTAAGTTGAGTGAACTAGCAGGATACAGTGCACCACTATTCGGTATCGATCCGGAAGATCAAGGTGCGATGCAGGCATTAATCCGTTATTTAAGGTTAAGGTTCTTACCTGTACTCTTAAATAAAGTAGTTGCTTTATACAGAGAGACGGGTCAGTTAAAAGCAGATGTAGCTAAACTCAGACCTGCTGTCCAGATGAACATCTTAAACGAGGTACTCAATACCGAATACCAAAGTGAAGAAGGCAATGGATCTATTTGGTCATTTGCTGTGTCTCCATTCGGTGATCGACTGAATACTGATCGCGGTACGACTTTAGTTGATGTAGAAGCATTAAGAAAAGATGTAGAGTCTAAAGGCTACAGTGACGCTAAGACACGTGCCCAAGATGCCGCTCAAACCGCAGCAGCAGGACGTGAAACAGCTTCTCTGTGGGATAAGGTGAAAGCAGGTGCCTCTAAGGCTTGGGATCTTGTTAAATACGGTCCTGGTGGACTAGCAGCAAACTTAGCTGATAAAGTTGCCCAGTACATGCCTGACTCTATTAAAGGTACGTGGAACAATACCAAAGATACGTTTAATAACTTCTTCGGTAGCGTGACTGGTACACAAGCTCAGATGGGTCTAGCTGTGTATAGTGCCTTTAGGAAAGCAGGGTTCAGTGACAACCAAGCACGTGCCCTAACAGCAGAAGTTGGTCGTGAGAACTCATGGAGAGCCGATACGATATTTGGATTCCATTCGGATCCGAAGAACAACGCAGTCAATGTCGGCATGATATCATGGCAAGGTGCTCGTGGTAAGAAGTTAGCACAATACCTGCAACAGAAAGGCTTAATCCAAAACGGTAAGTTAGTACGTTCACCTGAGGCTTTATCTGCTCAAGCAGAGTTCCTGATGGATGAAATGAAGTCAGGTAACTTTGGCGCATCGCAAGCGAATAGGCAAGCCACGCAGGAGTTCTTGTCTAATCCGAATATCGACGTAGAACGCGGCATGGATCTGGTTGGTAAGCATTTCATCAAGTGGCGTATCGACGATCCTAAGTATCGTCCTGGCGGAATCAAGAACCGCACTATGTTCTTGAAAAAGCTCAACAGTGAAATCGATAAGAACCCAGAGATCAAAGCAGGTAATGGTGGCCCTGGTGTATCGGCTAATGTCAATAACCAATTAGCTGCCCTAGAAGCACAACGTAATGCTATCCAGTCTTCTAATATACCGCAAGCACAGAAAGAGAAAGCTCTAGCCTCTATCGATGCAGCATCTGGTAGACTGAAAGCCTCTCAATCCTACGCTTCCTTAGGTGGTGGTAATGCTCTACCGTCTAAGACGGATGGTTCACTAGCCGCTGGTAACTTCGGTATGCTTGGTAGTAACCCACTAGGCACAGGCGCTACAGGTACGTCTAAAGTACCGTATGCGAATACTTCTACTCGTTCGCAGAAAGCAGCAGATATCGCTTCTCGCACAGCCAGAGGTAAGTCTACAGGTCAATGTGCTAAGTTCGTCCGTATGGCTCTACAGGCAGCAGGCTATAAGTTTACACCCAATGGATCTGCTTATCAGTACGCTACTTTAGGTACGATGGAGAAGATGGGTTATAAACAACTGCCTAATGGTACACCAGAAGCTAAAGGTGACGTGATCGTTTGGGGTCAGATACCAGGTCACCAACATGGACACATCCAAATCTACGATGGTGTGACTTGGGTATCTGACTTTAAGCATAGGCGTAATCTATCGCCTTATGGTACGTCTAAGTATTCCAGATACTGGCACTATCGTGATATAGGCGGTAGTACTTCTACTGTAAACACAGCACCTGAATCTAAGATGTCGGATGTAATCGGTGGCAGCTATGGTCAGTCTGTGTCTAATGTACGTAAGAATGCACAACCAACCGTACAGCAGATGAATCAAGTAGCTAAGCCTACGACCATGGATGAATCCGTTAAAGCATCATTGCCTAAAGACAATACGAAGGCGATAAAAGAGTTGACTAAGACTGTATCAGTCGATCAGGCATTCCCGCAAGAGATGGCTAATGAACAGGCTTATGTTAATAAGCTGACTAATAAAGCTAACAGCACGAATAATGCCGTCGATCAACTCCAGCATTCTATACGTAATCTTTTAGGCATGAACAGGCAAGAAGCCAGTGCCGTAACGGCTTCTCTAGCTTCTACTAAGCAAGCACGTGATGCTTATAGCCAAAGACGTGAATTGACTAATGAGATGATGCGCATCGATGCACTAAATGGTGTCTCTAACCAGGCACGCAATATTGCACAATCCGATGCGAAGATGAAGCAAAACATAGAGTCAGCACAAGCACAACAAGCGAAGCTGATCCAGACGAGTGAAGCGATATTGGAAGAGAATAAGAAACAGACTCGTGTATTGACCGATATATTGGATTACATCCGTAATAGTAGCAATAAAGAGGTTGCTACACCGGAAGCCAAAGTATCGTATAAAGGCACGATCAAAGAGCACAAAGAGAACGTACGCTCTCCTGTTAACTTAACCAAAGCAGCACACTCTTAGCGATACAACATACTCCTTAGCCACCTATAGTCCATTACGGGCTATAGGTGGTGTAGGGAATATGCTCTTATCTCTTAGGCATCACGATAGTTTGACACGATATAGAAACCAAAAAGGCAAACATCATGTTACTACAATACAATCAGTTTTACCTAAAGTTCGGTAATCGATCAGCCAATAAGCTCACCAATCCCCGTATCTTTAGATTATCCCAATTCAAACTCCCCAAATCATCGTGTTATCATTTCTACGATGAGAATGAACCCATCCCTTCGCACAAGACACCACTATTGGTAGGCTATAAGCTTAGGATGCCGATGATTACCTATACTGATACTTCTACTCGCTTAGGTACGATGACACGCCATGCGTTTAACAGTGAGAAAGTATTACGAGACGCTATTCGTCAAGACGGCAATCATTTCATCAAGGTAGACGATTTAAAGAAAGTGGACCATAATCCATTGGTTCCTCTTATCGTAAACCATGCATTAGCGGATAAAAGACACAAGTACATCGGTAATGAAACCCGTATTCCTTATTACAAGGAGATGAACATCTTAAACAACATCATCCGTGGGATGGTGGATGTGTACAATGCTCATGGTGCTACGTATCAGCAATTCTTACTCTTTACCGTACCGAATAAGATCCCATCCATGGGTGATTTGAAAAGAGCCGCTTCTACGATTAATACCAAGTTCTTCGCTAACTTCAATACGTTAGAGAAACTCTTGATATTCGAGTTGTGGAAATGGATCGGCATAAGGAAAGAGCAATCCGTATTCGCTAAGTTACCAGAAGCTCTATTAAAGCAAATCAACATTGTTTTTACCTACAATAACCTCTTTACGGTATTTAACCTAGGGGATATTAGTAACTGGGTAATGAGTAAAGAGAATCCCAAAGGTAAACTGGATATTAAACTGACTTCTAAGTATTTCTTAATCATGTTGGTACGTTTGTTTAAAGCAAATAGAGACACTGACTTGATTGAAGATACTGAAGAAGAGATACTGACTAAACGACAAAATGAAGAAGATAAAGGTACAGACGATGAAGAAGATAACACTCATTCTAGTCAAGATTCAACTGTTCGTCCTAAGCATCAAGATGTGGATGAAACTGAAGAAGATGAAGATGAAGTAGATGAAGATACTGGTAGTGTAGAAGAACTGCTGAACATTAAAGACGATCTGAGTGATCTGGATTTTGCTGCCGATATCTTCGACGAAGAAGACGATGGTCTAGAGGTATTAGACAAAACAGAGATGCGTGAATTAACACATTCACGTGTGGTAACGGAAGATAAGGCAGAAGCCATCGAGATAGAGGAAGTGACTAATGCCACCATGCAAACGCAAGACGCATTAGGCTTAGCCAATATCAAACCAGAAGAGATCCCAGTCCTCATCAAGCATACAGCTGAAAAGACACCACCTGAAGTCAAAGCACGTAAGGTACTCGATGAGTTAGCCCAATCCACCGCCATGTCGCAATCCAAGTACGACGGCATCAAGAAAGCACTCTCTAAGTATAAGACCATACAGCTAGATAATAAATCCCAGCAAACAGTCGCCGAGATGATCGACATCAAACCAGAAGAAGTCACCATTACCGAGAAAGACCGTGAAATCTCGACACTCAATGTTTTTACACCCAAGTACGTAGAAGAAGTATTAGGTCGAGATGTAGCGAGCATGATCGTCTCTGTACAAGCAGCAGGTGTCGTGGTACAAGACATCAAGAAGACTGAAGTGGATAACATAGCAGGTGCTTATACCGCTTATTCGATTAAAGTGAAGCCGATAGAAGGACAGCCTTCTACGATACGTGTCCGTATCCCCAAAGTGGATAAGAGAGGGATATTCAAGATCGGTAATAAAGAGTATTTCTACAAGACTCAACGTTTCGATTTACCGATACGTAAGATCAATCCTGATACCGTTTCCCTTTCTAGTTACTTCGGTAAGACATTCGTTAGACGCAATGAGCTTCGTCCGTATAATTACGAGAAATGGTTAATCTCCTTGATTCGCCAGAAAGGTTTCGATAAGGAAGACAATTCCGTACTAGAGACTCGTTCAGCCAATGTGTTCGATAACTACTACAAAGCGCCGTATATCTACTCTTTGCTCAGTAAGCACTTTAGGGCCATTACTGTACCGAATGCTTATCTCTATTTCGACCATAAGCAAAGTGAAGAGCGTTTCGGTAAAGATGTGGTTAATAGTACCATTAAGTATCAACTCACCTTCTGTGGTCTACACCAGAAGAAACATCCGATCGGTGTATCTAAGGATAATCTATTCTTTTACATCGATGGCAATGAACTAAAAGAGTTGGGTAGTATAGAAGACATTATTCAAGTCAATAGCAAGAAGATCCCATTAGAATCTCTAACCGTAGACATCATGTCTAAGAAGATACCATTAGGACTGATCCTATCGTACTACTTGGGATTCGATAAGCTATTAGCTGCACTGAAACCTAAACATTATCGTACAATCGAGACAGGCAGACATCCTAAGTTGTCTCCTACTGAGTATCAGATACGCCTTAAGGACTATAGTGTAATACTGGATAGACGAGACAGGATGACTTCTTTAATCATGTCGTCCTTTACCCGTATAGAAGATACGTATAAGTACTCAGTCTTCCAACTGAATGAGAAAGAAGTCTATTTCAATCTCTTAGAGTCCATCGGTATACCTGGTCGTTATACGAAAGAGTTCTCGCTCTATAACCAGATGTTCGTGGATCCGATTACTGAAGAGATATTGATCGAGATGGGTGAACCGACTGATTGGATAGGTTTACTCATGCGTTCGGTTGAGTTATTGGTAACACTAGACCATCCAGATGAGACTGATGGTTCGATGACACGATTCCGTGGCTACGAGCGTATGGCAGGTGAAATCTACACTCAGCTTGTTCGTTCGATACGTGAGCACAACAGACACGGGATAAAAGAGAACTATCCACTAGAGTTACATCCTGAAGCTGTTTGGATGTCCTTGATTAAAGATACCACCAAACAGATCAAAGAGACACTCAATCCGATACAGGACTTGAAAGAAGTTGAGATTACGACGACAGTCGGTAATGGTGGTCGTTCTAAACAATCCATGGTGAAGCATACCCGTGCACACAACCAAAACAGCATTGGTGTATTGTCCGAAGCATCCGTAGACTCATCCGATGCTGGTGTAACGGTATACATGTCGTCTAATCCTCTATTGAAGTCATTACGTGGATTACCGGCTAACAGTAATACCATGGATAAGAACCAAAACTTAGATGCGAGGACTGTATTGTCTACAACAGGTAACATGTTGCCTTGTAGTGACATGGACGATCCTAAGCGACAGAACTTCGCTCAAGTACAGATGGGACACACCATCGCTGCTTCTTCTTATAGCGTGATGCCTACCCGTACTGGATACGATGATACTCTAGCCAAAAGGTGTAGTGATACATTTGCAGCGATAGCGGAACAAGATGGTGTTGTTGTATCCGTAGATGACTACATGATTACTGTTAAATACAAAGACGGTACAGAGCGTTCTATCGAACTAGGACGTAAGTTTGGTCACTCAGGTGGTTTTACGACTACCCATGACGTGATTACGAAACTGAAGCCTAATACTAAGTTTAAGGCAGGTGATGCCCTATCCTATAACGAAGGGTTCTTTACTGAAGATACAGCCTTACCAGGTAAGTTGGCTTATAAGGGATTTACCTTAGTACGTGCTGCCTTGATGGAGCATCCTTATACCTACGAAGACTCTTGTGCGGTATCGGCTAAGTATGCTCAGTCGACTAAAGTGCGTACGGTAAAAGAGAAAGAAGTCGTCGTTGCATTCGATCAATCTATCCACCGCTTAGCCAAACCAGGCACAGCAGTGAAGATAGACGATCCTTTGTGTTTCATCGAGAGTAGCTTAACCGCTAATACAGGCATGTTCGATGAAGACACCATTGACTTACTCCGTAACGTAAGTGCCTTATCACCACGATCTCCTGTAAATGGTGTAATCGATAAGATAGAAGTCTATTACAATGGAGACATGGAAGACATGTCCGATAGTCTGCGTAATATAGCAAGACTCTCGAATACCAACTTAGCTAAGAGACAGAAAGCATTAGGTAAGTCTATCTATACCGGTGAAGTCGATGAGACTTATCGAGTTAATGGTAATCCTCTAACTTTAGATAATGCGGTAATCATCTTTACGATTACCACTGAACAAGGCTTAGTAGAAGGCGATAAGACTGTATTGGGTAATCAGTTGAAGAATACGATAGGTCATGTGTTCACTGAACCACCGCGCACAGCGAATGATGACTTATCGATGGGCGAAGAAGTCGATGCGATATTCAGTACCACATCTCTCTATAAGCGTATCGTGAACTCTCCATTCTTAATGGGGATGAACAATACACTCTTAGTCGAGATGTCTAAACGCATCGGACAAGCGTATATAGACGAGAAGACTAAGTAGACAGCCATAGGACACTCTGGTAGGGTATATCCCTATCAGGGTGTACCTATCCCTATGGAAGTAATGTGACCTGCCCTCTTAGCGATCTAGACGCATCTAGGGCATGCTATAGCTCATTTACACCTTATAAGGATTTAACATGTTAGAACAAGACCAGCAAGATGCGGTAATACTGGCTGCCGCAGCATTCTTAGTCGGACAGTTCTCATTGCGTTTGATTACACACGGTGCCGGTGTGATCGCTGAGCGTAATGGCGACTATCTCGACACCAACGTCGTAGAAGAGATGGCACTGAGTGAACTCAGTCGCCGTATCGTAGACCGTGCACATGGCAAATAAGGAGACTTAAAACATGATTAGCCAACATTTGCTTACCATGGCTCAAGAAGCCGCCAAGTCCTCTTTGTTGCCTGGAAGTCACTTAAAAGTAGATGGTGATACTCCGCTAGGATACATCATCCGTAACATCACACCACCTGAAGAAGTACTCTTACAGACCGAGTCTGCTAATGTACTCAGTACCGTATCCGATACAGCCTACACCAAAGTTGCCAATATCGGCCCGATGGCACTACCACTTGCCATGGATGAGATCGAGCAGCAGTGTATCAATCCCTTGATGCAGCAAGTTGCATTCGTGCGTACTGTTGTTAATCCCTTGGTGCGTGAAATCGCAGACCAAGTAAAATCTACCATCAATGTAGAAACCACTGGTGGTGATTTGGTGAAGATCATCAAGCTCTATACACCTGATTTCATCCATGGTGCTTATGGTGAATACATACGCCAATGTGAAACCACTTCCAATATCCAAAAAGGCCCTGCATTCAGACCTCAACTCGATCCTAATCTTGATCGTAATACCATCTTGAATGTCGTTAAAACAGACAGTGATGAAATCAATGCTGGTTTGATGGAACTCTCGGCCATCTATACCGATTTAGTCGGTGGTGATTTGATTACCGATGCATGGCAACTGATTGCATCGCCTAATGAAACCATTGGTGGGTTGATCATCAACTTCCGTAACTTCATCTTGGCCACAGCTGCATTCATCATGGTGGATAACATCGTGAAGCATCTGCCGATTAAGACTGGCTTGAACAGTGAAGCATTGAATACATGGGGCGCATTTGCTCGTTGTGCATTGGCACGTGTGGCTTCTGCTTCTTTGTCTACTTATGCTAATGCGATTGCCACTAAGCGTCTGGTGCAGAATGCCGACAACAATACCATTACGGTATATGGCCCTGTATACGATGAGTTCTACCATGAAGACAAGATGGACATCATGGTAGGCATTGCTTATTCTAAAGACAACACTCATTACCGCATGCTCTCCGAAGTATTGGAGCAAGCAGAGGTATTGTCTCAACGCGGTAAGATCGCTTTAGCCTCTTTGAATCGGTCTCGTGATAACCGCATGTCTGCTCGTATTTCCGATAGCATCCAAGCCTCTATCTTGGCTATGGTGGAAACAGCAACAGAAGATACGAATCATGGACTCAATCCGTTCTTGATCAAAGGCCATCTACCGGCTGAATACCGTGCTGAAATCAGTAAGTACATCAACGACTATTTCCCTGGTGATGCCATCAGACGTGAACCATTGACAGAAGTTGTGTCACGCGTCATGTGTAGTCTGTTCTTTAAAGACACGATGGCTGGTGTGATCTTGACACGCATGGCACAAGTAGAAGCCAAATATCCTAAATCTGAACTCTCTACCATCGTCTCCATCACGATGATCGATATCTTGATCGAGTGGGTAGGTTGTCAGATCCAAGTAGTGAAGTAATAACTGCAATAACTGTCCCTCTATACCTGCCTACCTTATCCTCTTTTTTGGGGATAGGGTAGGTAGTGTATTAGGTGCTTTTGAACTCTAGGAGTATAAAGAACATGAACATTGAAGGTGGGCAGCGTGATGCTGAAAAGATCAAGTCTATCTTAAAGACTGTATCTGGACAAGTCATCACGACAGAAGGATGTCGTATCATCTTTCCAGTGAGATGGACACTATACGATTTAGCAGAAGTGAATGTAGAACCGTATTTCTACGGATTGGTGAAGATACAGACATTGGATGGTAATACGTACGCCATCCAGAACATGCTCTCTTTTATCCATTCCGATCCGGATACAATCGAAACAGTAAAAGTAGACGATGAGCCTTATTACGTATTAACGTATCATCCAGGTAGTGTGGTGATTAAGACAACGACACTCTTGAAAGACAACGATATCTTAAGTGCCGTCTACAGTGAGTTTATTAAGAGAGGTAAAGTGCCTTTCTACGTAACGTATAACGATTTAAACAAAGTATTCGATACAGCAGCTTCTCATGCAGGTAGATCATTGGGCGATACAGCCGATATCATGGCTGTGCCGATCTCCATTATCGCCCGTAATCCTAAAGATGTTACGCAATATTACAGGGAGATCATCAACACTGTCGATCCTAATACAGTGAAGCCGGTATACGTACCGATTACTTCAGTCGATCAGTCTGCTACTTCTGCTATTACTAAGATCACTGGTAGTTATTTCTACCAAGGTGTGGTATCGGCGATCAACAATCCAACCGATCAGGCGGAAGTATTAGACTTAGTCTTACGCACTTAGTCTTAGTTTACAAACAAAAAGGATATAAAACATGCCACTTGACAGCACGCCACAACAAGCGTTCGTATACAAGATGAGCCGTCTTGAAGGTACCAATAAGAAAGGTATCTTAAAACCTGATGCAGATGGATGTTACACGATGTGTATCGGTGCACTGGATCATGCCTCTAAGAACCTAGAAGCCAATGGCCAGAACGTCTATTATTCCAGTCAAGGTGCTAATCGGTTCTTCGACAAAGGCACGATATTCAACTCCCGTATCCAAGGTGGTTTTATCAAAGCAGAATACGGCCATCCTAAACGGGATGGGATGAGTGAGCGTCAGTTCCTGGAACGCAACTTAACGATAGACGAGCGCATGACTTGTGCGACATTCATGGAGATCTGGTTAGTCCCAGACTACATCGATCCGAATACCAATGAAAAATGTGTCGGTATCTTCGGTAAGTTTAAACCATCTGGCCCTTATGCCGATGCCCTAGTACGTGACCTAGAGTCAGCCGGTGTCAATGTGTGTTTCTCGATTCGTTCATTGACCACACGTAAGGTCATCAATGGTCGACTCTGTAAGCTTCTGCATACCGTCATCACCTTCGATTTCGTGAATGAACCTGGTATCTCAGCAGCCGAGAAATTAGTCTCTCCTTCCATGGAACAACAACACCATCACTTAGATGGCCCTGCTGATATCGAAGTAACTGAACACACTCTGCGTAAAGTATTGGATCGTGCAGCCAATGGTAAAGTATCCGTAGAGTCTGGTATGTTACATCTTCTAAAAGAAGTAGAGATGTCATTCCAGCGTAAGACTCGTACACACGAGTGGTAATCTAACCAACTTAAATAAGAGGTCATCGTCAACATGGAAATAACACTCAAAGACAGTGAGATCGATAATTTCATCCGATACCTCAATACGGCTTCTACGATTCCATTGACAGCAGAAGACATCATCGTCGATACACCGGTAGACTTAGGGACATTACCTAAGGTCATCCCTACTGATGAAATCGCTAACTATACGGATGAGCTACTGGAAAGAGCGAATACCGAAGTGACCATCTTACCGACTAAGACAGGACAAGTATCGGGTAAAGGATACGTAGAAGCCTATTCACGACTACACTTAGCTATCATTTGGGATAGGGTAAAAGAAGCCTGTCCTAAAGTAGATGATCGCTATGCGGTAGAGATCGATCCGATATGGCGATCTCCTAGACCAACACTAGAAGACTTGAATGAATGGGTAGAGAAACACCTCTACACCAGAAGTCAGTCTGTAGGCTGTAGGTTAATAGGCTATCGCAAGAAGAAAATAGATTTTGGTGTCGCTACACTGAAGATCGTAGCAAGAGAGACGAGTTTACTTTACATGGGTGAACTGGAAGTAGAAGTGGTGTTCGTACCGATACCGATTGTGAATACCACGATGGATGGGTTTGAAGGTGAGATGTACATTGAAGAGAACTTACTGAGTGTGAATGCATTCCCACGCTACATGAGAGATAATTTAGTACATGGATAAATGGAAAGCCAGTATGGTGGGTACCGATATGGTGGAAAATATAGATACTTACTATTATAGTAGTGTAAGGGATGAGTGTCGTCTCTTTTAACACTGTTAGCTTACGTAAGCTTATCTTTTTTATTTAACCCTATACAGACTGAGCCTAGTAGGCTTAGGATGTAAACCTAACCTTAGAAAGGAATCCATCATGGCAATTCATGATACCGTAACTAAAATCGCCAACAAGATTGAAAAGGACCACTTGTCCTACGATGCCGAAGCGCGTAACCTGAAAACCTCAGGTGATGTGATCGGCACCACTTTGGATGTGTTAAAAGAAGAAGGCATTGTCGATGTGTCTAAAAAGCAACTCGATGATGCCTCTAAAGTGCTCGACTTCTTCGTATCCGGCACAGCCCTGGCTACTGGTGAAGCATCTGTTGATGTGTTCAAGAAACACAAAGACGTTGACTCTACCAGCGTAGAATACGATTTCGCCAAAGGCATCAAGGTAAGCCAAGCAGTTCGCCGTAAGTTCGAAGCCTCTGCACCTCCACGTGATGGTGAAGAGCGCAAAGTGACTGAACGCTATGCACGTGTCGATGCCAAGATTACCGTTAAATCACTCTCTTCTAAATCACAAACCGGCATGATCGCTGTGCGTGATCACCTCTACGAAGTAGGCCAGAAAGAACTGGGTCCTAAAGAAGAGAAGAAGTAATTCCTTTAGGCGTGTAATATAATGAATCGAAATAACACCGTCTTTTTGGGCATATTGGGATGGTGTTACGATTGCTTAGTGTGTTTCTGCGTTTCACGTACACTCGTTAGAGCATGATGACACGTAAGTGACAGCATACTCAGGCTATAGGGTTCATTTTTCTCCTAATCTTTAATAAACCGTCTATATCTCTTAACCGAGGTATAGATGGTTTCTTTTTTACTTATGCTTTATCTTAGTATATCTCCCTATATCCGGTTTATACTGGGTATAGGGAGATGTATTATGCTGTCGTATGCACTCCAGCGTATCTTACGCTATGCTCTCGTTTTTTTACAGAAAGGAATCCGACATGGATGATTTAGATGATTTAGTTAAATTAACAGAGGTGATGTTGATGCCTAATGACATCGTCTCTCAAGTCAACTTTGCTTATCGCGTATTGAATACAGTAGGTTATCGTAAGGTGCCTGATAAGTTAGCCTATGCGCTAAAGGAAGGATTCGGTGAAGTCAGTATTTTCGATTTATTAAAGGCTGCATTAGAAGGCTTTAGGATAGGAGAAGACTTTGATCTAAATGACGCGCTTGAACAGTTCTGTATCAACTACCTGAAGAGTGATCTACAGACTACCCATCCGCTAAAAGACAGTAATGGTCAAATAGCCAAGTATTGGGACAGTGTCCATCTATCGGACACACAAGAAGGTATCGTCAGTCTCTTGATGACGACTGCCGTATCAATGGTCGGACAGGTACGGATAGGGAGGGATATCAGTAGAGACGAAGGGTCACTCGTCTTGATCGTAGAAGAAGCACAAAAGACACTCTATAAAGTAGGAGTCTATCTAGATGAACGAGATCACGACACCGTATCCCCTTAATGGGTCTGTAGTCTACCTAAGGTATCCACTCTACGAGCTGGTGAATAGGACGAATCAATGTATCCCAGATCCATTCGCTAGGAACTTCAATATCGTCTCTTACGAATTAGTAGGCAATGAATACGTCTCTTATTTCGATCATGAGCGACCATTCTCACCACTGAATACGGAATACATCATGGACACGATCATCAGTGGTATCATGATCGATGCTAAGATGTTCTATTTAGCATCCATGCCGTATACGATACATACGGAAGAATGGTTGATTAACTACATGGCCTATCGTCTGTTCCATGATGTGGAAGACATCTATTACGGTTATCTTGAGTATCTGGATGAGACAGGTGAGTTCTATTTCGAGGATGATGGCGATAGCCCTTATTACAGGGATCAGAACGGTAATATAGTGGAGATCAAGGATCCTGTCATCGGCCATGAAGAATACCGCTATATGGCTTATCTTGTTTATCTGTTGGTACAGACCATAGCAGGGTATTATCCTACACTGGTGAGACAATTCTATTTCCATCGGGATAAGGATTACTTTATTGTCCTAGAGGAAGTAGAAGAGAAGATCAATAGAGACAGGAATCCTCGTGTGAGAAGAGCATTAGAATGGATACGAAACGTGAATAGGATGAGTTTACTTAGGTTGGAGGTAAGATGCCACACCTATTAAAAGGCAATCGTTTCTACCTATCGTTAGATGAGGCTTATGCTTATGGCATTGAAGCTGTCAAGCAGGAGTATCCTCGTAATCCTTCCTTTGGTTCACGTGACTTAAAGGAAGAATTAGAGTTCATCGTACACAGTGCATTCAGTGGTGTTTACTACTGTAATCGTCAAGCACGATACACTGTCGATGATGCAGGATACTTAGCCGAGATGGCTATGCAAAGGTATCAGGATAAACTTAAGCAGTACAGTGACGTTGGATTGCATGAATTCGAAGATACGTATAGAGACCATTTTACAGAACTACAGAACAAACTAGACCATAACCGATATCCATCGTCTAAAGGTTATTTGTTCTTGAGGCAGTATTTCTACCATACAGCCAGACAAATGATCAATGTCGGTATCTTCGATACACTATCCGATATAGAGATCGATGTATCGCGTGTGAACAACAGCGATAGGAGTTACGCATTAAATGGAATCGTCCACTATAACCATTACTGTTTTACCGTATACGGATACAGTGGATAGATAGAAGATATAAGGAGCATTGAAACATGGATATACATTCCATACCCGATATCGCCATCGATATGGGTGTAAACTATTACGAGATAGAACAACTCAATCGTTTTCTATCTGGTCAATACACGACATCGTTCGATTACCTAAGTATCGTAAACGATTACTTACAAAGCCTCAATGGCCAAGAGATCAATTTTGGTTGGCAAAACTCCCTACCTGGTTCTTTAGTACCGGTTAATCTGGAAGAAGATGCTATATTACCCACGATAGATGGCCTAACCACTAAGCTTAGGCATACCGCGATTGATGAGAAACACATTGATGTTTACATCACTATCTTCCGTAAGTTACTGTTCTACATCTCTTTGGTCATCCGTACTGAGGTATTGGACATGATGCAGAAGATGCTCGTAGAGATACCATTGGTCTTTAACTATCGTGTCGTGGCACAGGATCGTAATCTGCTCTATATCCGTTATTTGTTGGATGGTGTAGAGCATTACTCATTCTCAGACTGGGTCACTCGTATACGACGTGATGCACCTGTAGTAGGGAGGTTCTAAGATGTCATTACACGATAGACTGAACGCCATCCATCCTGATGCACAACACCATTTCTTCCATGTAATCGATCGTAATAACATGGGCGTGAAACTGAGTGCTGATGACATCGTGATGCTGTACGAGATAGATAAGACCGTTGGGATGACTTACGGTACGAACTTAGCATCGTTTATGTTTATCTACCATTTGGACATGAACAATCACTTTGCTGTCTATAAGGACACCATGTTAAAAGAGTATCGTAAGCGTCTAGACGATCCTTCCGTCATGACACCTTACTTGATCGCTGCTTACGTGATGAAGCAAAACGATCCTAATCAGGATAATTACGCCTTATTAGAACGTGAGGTAGAGACTAACCTCTACTACCTAACGGATGATACCCGTATCGTCGATGGACTACGTAAAGTGAGGCATCAGTGGCAGAACCACGGTAGGCACATCATGTCACGCAGTAAATAACACGGCAGCATAGACCTTATACCACCTATACTCCATAGCGGGGTATAGGTGGTATAAGGGATATGTTCTATTCTTTTTTTAGACTTTAGTGCTATTGGCAACCTCTTGAGAGACTTCATTCGAGATTCGTTGCTCTTCACGTCTCATTCGCATGGCTACATCCAGTATCATGCGTTGCTCTATCTCAGTCATGTGCATCCATTGAGCCAGATCTAAACCAGTGTATTTACTCACTTGGTTGATCGTAAAGTCTTCGATTACACTCTTAAGGTAACTACCCTCACCATGTAACACATAAGCGCGTTTCATGTTGTAGGGATAAAGGTCATGGCTAGATGCTTCAGGTGTACCATCATCTACGTCTTTTAAACCATACACCTTATCGTGTAGTGATAACAAAGACAGGTGTTTCTCGGCTATGTCGTTATAAGGTTCCACTAAAGAACTACTGATCACCTTAGTGAATTCATCATAACCGGCATTGATCAATATACGGCTATCCCCATCTACCGCATCAGGATAGATATCCTTCTTAGCAACGACAGTAGAAGCAAACAAAGGATCCTTGATTGCTCCTACTGCATTAGGGATAACCGTATTGGTCTCTACTGAGCGAGTGACTGATAGATCTTGCCGGTCAGTATAAAAAAAACGACAACAGGGTTGATGGCGATGACTAATTTAGAAACATTATTCGAGTCATTGGTCTCGATCTCTTCTTCAGCAGCTGGTATCGTAAAGAGTACCTTGACTTGATCTTGGATATAGTCAATGATGGTTTTCACCATGTTCTGTACGATCTCAGGATCATTACCGATCATCTCTAATGTTTCGATGATGGTATCACCGCTATCCATTTCAGTAATCACTGGATCAGTACTGTCATCGACGTATTCTTTAATCGTCAGTTTCTTGATGAAATGACTGTACTCACGCAGCATAGTCGCAGTAATCTTACGCGTAATGAAATCATTGCGTACACGCTCATCTGCTGCTTTCTCCAAGACTTCATTCACTGCATCTCGAATATAGGTATCCCACGCTGCACCATGTTCTACCATGGTACTGATGTTGGTATTACCCAAGGTTACCCACGCTTCTTTTACAGTCTTACGACGTGAGTGTCGCTTAATGTCTTCACGACGATGGATCATGTACTCACGCTCAGGTGCTTCCGCTTTCCAATCACGCTGATAAGCTTCGATCTCTTTCAGTGTAGTCTGATTGAATTCACTACTGATCAAGAACTGTTTCTGGCGTGTACTGAAACGATTCTCAACGAACAATGGCATATCCGGCATGTACAATGTACCGGTTACCATGCGTCTATTACCACCTGTAATATCCACAGCACGGCTATAAGGATAGCCGTCAGGATAACGAGCAGCAGCTAAACCAAAAGCAATAGCAGGAATATCCAAAGGTGAAATGATATCCCTTAAGGTATTCGGATCGTATTCATCATCCTTGATGTTGATGTGGGCGATCTTACGGATAAACAAATCCACGATCTTCTGTGCTGTATACCAAGTCATCAGACCGTAGTTAGAGCCACCATATAGACGACCGATCTGTATCTTAGCCTGGTCTAACTGAGTCTGTAAGTCTACGAGTTCATTCACCAATGGCGCACTGATGATCGCCACGATGCCAGAGTGTGGCAATACCACGGTAAAGTGAGAACCAATGCCCAATGCATCTTGTACGATGATGCGTGCTTGACGACCAGTAGCCTTACCGGTATTAGAACGAGTGGTACTGCGGTGATAGTCCACACGATCACGACCATTACCTAAAGAGATGTCTTGGCTGAAGGTATTCTTCTCATCCCTTAGCACGTCTTGAGCGAATGCAGCTTCACTGCCTACTGCTTCCATGCCTTCACTGAGAGAGGTAGTCAAGATAGGTAAGTTAGGATCGGATGAGAACGGTTCATTGTCTTTCACCTTAGCCACGACATTATTCGGTGTATCAGGCGTTAATTGAATGGCACGGATAACATCTTCCGTATCCTTAGCATTCTTAAAGTCAGCCACACGCTCATCTTCCAAGATAGGCTTCTTGGGATTCAGTGTAACAGGTACGGATACTTTCTCCAGTTCATCACGATTGACTTTACTGAAATCCCACAAAGACTGATCAGAACCAATCTTCTTAACAGTTTCCAATACCTTATCTTCCACTGAACGGTTGTCGACACTTTGGTCTTCTACACTACGATCGTCTTTTACTTCTTCTTTAGCAACAGTAGGCGTAGCTTCACCAGCAGGAGTAGGATTAGTCTCTTCAAGCTTGGTGACTTCGTGGCTGACATCCAATGGTTTCGTCTTGGCTTTTAGTACCTCGATGTCTTCCATCAGTTCAGCATGAGATCGCCCATCATCTGCCGGTACCAAGATAGGCTCCTCAGTTACGGCTTCAGTGTCTTCTTTAGCCGGTATGGTATAAGCTGTCTCTACCGGTATATCGATGGGATTCTCATCCCGAACAAACACTTCTTCTTCCGTATGGTTCAGGACGATGTCTTCTACCGATACCGGACGAGTCATCTCTTCGATTTGTTTATCTGCATGTGCCTGTGCTTCGTTGTTGAGGGTAGCACTGGTAGATAGTTCAGCATTAGCCATGGCTTGAGCCATTTCAGGATCGATAGGATCTTTCTCCAGATCGATACCTAATTGTTTATTGAGTTCTTCTTGGGTTAACATTTAATTCGCTCCTTGTGTCGCTACTACAGGCTCTTCTTGTGGTACAACACCATCTAAGCCAGGTTGACTGGGTTTGCGTTGCTCGTCAGTCGGTGTCTGTGGCTTGACGTATTGTGCCAGACGCTCTTCCAAGAACTTACGCACATCATCCGGTGCTTCTTCACGGTGTTCAGGTTGGGCGTAGTAGTTCAATACCATCGCAGTGTGGAAATCAGACAGATGCAATACAGCAGGCATCAGCACATTGCGGATACGTGAACCAGCAGTAAAGAAACGCAATTTCACATCGAGGATCTTTTCTAACATGTAGGGATCCAAGTCTTCAGTGGTGTCTTCTTTATCCACTTCTGTACCTAAGTGACTCTTATAGAGATCACGGATGGATTCTACTTCACGTTTCAGTTCAGTTACGTCACTGGTGGACATCTTCACCAGGGTTAAGAACTTATCACGCTCTGTTAGGTAAGGCAACATGTTCTCTTTATCGGTGATTTGTTTAATCGCTTTTACCGGTGCGTCTAACTGCTTGCAGAGGTTCTCGTATACGTTCTCGCAACTTCTCCATGTGGCATCGACGATGGCATCTAACTCATCTTCGTTCATCAGCTTCTTCAAGCCATCCGGCAGTTTACGATAGTCTACTTTACCGCCATTTTGTTTCTTGTCACGACGCATCTTACGGATCATGCGTTCGAACTTATCTTTATCGGTTTCCATCGGTACGTCAAACGTAGGGGTCAGTTTGATCCTACCTAATTCGATTAGAGGCTTAACCATGGTAAATATACTCCTGTTTCTAAAAGACAAAGGGATAAGACTCCACCTTAAAAGCAATCAGTCTGCTATGACTGACTGCATGATGGAGAAATATAATCACATATAACGAGCTTTTACCCATGCAGTTTATTATCTATTACGTAATAAAACAAGGATTAAAAAGACCATGCATGACATTGACAGCTTAACACTCATCCGTGATTTCGTGAATGAATACATGGACAATACATCAGGTGCCATATGGACAGAAATCACCAATACGGTACTGGGGATAAATGAAGACTGGGTAGATGGTTTAACTGTCTACTGGAACAGTATAGACGATAACTACGATGTTAACCGTATCGTAGAAGAACTCCATCTCATCCAGAGGGATTGGTTGATTGCGTTATTAAAGAACATTGGTGTATTCGTCTCCCAAGAGCATCCCTTGGATAACCACACCTTGTTTACGATCTACATGGAGTTCATCCAGATAGAGAACAATGAATTAGCTGAAATCTCCCTCTCTATCTTACAGTCCGATAGCTACGATGATATTACTCTATTCTACGAGCTATTAACCGTAGTCGGTAGCTTACAGGTAGATGAAGAAGTCTTCAGTAGCCATATAGCCAGTATCTCTCCGTATACCAAAGAGAAACTGATTAGCTATCTATTAAACCAAGAATCTGTTAAGATCAAACAGGATGAACACGATGTCGATACTGATCTTATCGTCAAGACCGTGAAGGCATTCTTAGAGGCTGTTAATGACGATAAGTTCTACGTAATAGACCTCATCCGTAATGGTGTCAATATCGGATTGCCATTCGCATCGTATCTAACGCTATTCGGTAACGATCTATTCGATCTGGATGATAAAGAGTTAGCGTATAACTTATTCCTTTTATCGGCTATCTCCGAAGAAGGACATCGTAATATAACAGGATGGTTAGAGACAGACCTCATGAACTGGATACCTGACTATAGACGACAAGATACCATCATCCGTATGGTCAGGGAAGTCTCTATCCATGTAACGAATAAACTAGGGAGTGTGAAATGTTAAAAAGAGATTACCTTTTAGAAGGGATCGAGAAAGGCTGGTATTTAGATGCCTATTGGGTAAAGAGTATCTTGTCTTTATTCCAGACAGAAGCTAAAGAGCACTATATAGCCAGACGAGATAAGGATGGTTATTACTATCTGGATGATGCGGGTAATAAGATACATCTAGAAGATGCTACGGATATTACTAAGCCATTGTTCAGAGTCGGTGAAATGATCGATGTACCACTAGAGTCGAATGTCAAAGCACCTGGTATCAAAGGCGGCTTTAGGACATCAGTAGGCTGTTTGATCATGAACTGGATATTGGTGGTTTCACCCTTTAGAGGTTTAGTGTCCTACATCAACAAACCATTTACGCCTAACCATGTGGCTAAACAAATCATCCCCAGATGGTCTCGTTCACGATCTAAGGTGAATGATAAGCATCCTGAACGTGAGGGTGAGATATTCACGGAAGACTACATCAAGTTTAAGAACCATGTTTTGTTCTTGACCAATTTCACCCAGACAGTGATCCCTTCTGTCTCTGAGAAAGCACTCAGGACTAATCCTATCTTAGAGAAACGTAAGCAAGAACTCTACAATGAGTATAAAGACCAGATACAAGATCCTGTTATCGCAGCTAAGATCGATAAAGAGTTAGCCAAGATAGACGAAGAGTGGTTAAAAGACGATGAATCGAGTGGGTTCATCTACGGTGGTAACATGTACGGTAACATCCGTAAGAAACTCAATACACACTTCGGTATTACGACAGGGCTTGATGACAAACCAGTATTCGTACCTGGTTCTCTAAAAGAAGGGATCAAGTTAGATAACTTATCCGTATACGTCAATGACTCGTATAGTGGTTCTATAGGTCGTGGTTTAGAGACGCAAGAAGGTGGTGTATTGGTAAAAGATGCATTACGTTCAGCAGCTAACCTAAAAGTCGGTAAAGATGAATGTGGTACACGCCATGGTTTCTATTTACGTATGGCTGATAATGTAGATGATAACCACAAGTACATGAACTATTGGTATCTGGATGAATCAGGTAAATCCATCCAAATTACACAAGAGAACATTGCTTCTTTAAGCGGTAAAGTGATTAAGTTAAGATTGCCTAGTTATTGCGTAGCCGGTAACAGTAGTTATTGTGCTAAATGTTCCGGTCCAAATATCACGGCATTTGAGAATGGCATCGCATCGATTAATGCACAGCCAGGTTCGATCATCATGTTGTTAAAGATGAAGAAGATGCATAACACCGCCAAAGAGATTACGACTTGGACGGATGATTACATCAGTTAGATAACCATAGACCTTAGCCACCTATAGCTCCTGGTTGGGCTATAGGTGGTATAGAGAATATGGCGATTATTTTAGATATATACTATTAAAGTAGAAATCGAATGCTAATCTTTTAGTATTCTATTTTATTTACTAACTTATTCATTGGAGACCAAAATGAACAAATTACAATCTCTTCTCAAAGTCGACACTAACGCTCGTGTTGCAGGTATTCTGTTTTTAATGGTACTGAATGTTTTCATCTTGCCATTTAACCTGCTGTACACTATTGTCAACCACTTCACTGGCTGGAAGTTTAAAGGCATCTATTTGTCTCAGCGTAACTCATTCGTACGTGGGTTGGCTGAGGGTTTCATGCAATCCGTAGGCATGGATGAACCACCAGCATGGGCATTCGGATGCTTCTACACTATCCGTTTGGATATGTTGGATGCTGATTTCAGCTATGCTGATAAACTTGGTGAAGTCTTTAAGACAAATACCAAGGAACTTCTTCTGGGTGAACTGATTCGTCATGAACAAACCCATTGCCATCAATGGTTAAAACAAGGTGTGCTCTTCAACTACTTGTACACCATTTCTGCAACACACGCTATCCGTGCTGAAGCAGAAGCTACTGTTAGCCAGTTCATCTACTACAAAGAGATAGCTGACCAACTGAATGGTGAAGATAAAGTAGAAGCCCACAAGTTTGTGGATAACATCATCGCCAATGCTGGTGATCAATTAGCCACTACTTTCTCCACTGGTGCAGTCCCATGTAAAGACTTGCTTAACCGCAGTGAACTCTCTTTGTGGTTGTCTACCATGGATTCCTACATTGATTTTGCTAAGAAGTTCAATGTGGATAAAAAGACCATTGATCGTTTGGGTCGTAAACGGGAGAAACACTTGAACAAAGTGCTCGAATGTAGTAACACCTAATCTCTTCTAAGAAGCTATATAATAGTCCGCTCCATCTGGTAACTATGTTACTTGGTGGAGTGTACTCTACTACGCTTCTTTTTTAGTAACCACTCTGTCTATCGATATAACAGATAGTCTAGAGTATCCGTCGTGTTTGTATTATCTCTATTTATTGAAAGGATCCTTGAGATGCACACTACAACTGCTAAGAACTTTGCTAAACGTTTGTCTGATAAGCTACGTAAAGGCGTAATCAAAGCCAAACTGCAAGAGCAATACTATTTTAACCATGCCATCATTCCGTACGCTGAAGACGGCTTATGGAAGTTTGATACTACCGATACCAAAGTGCTCTTCGTACCAGTGGAAGTATTCGATACGACTGAACACATCAACGATCTTAAGATCATGAAAGACAAGATCGATGGTAGTGTTGACTTCAATGTGTTGGAGAAGAAGGCTCGTTTCGTCTGGGACATGAGTGTGTCTCTGTCTGATTTCTTAAGTCTCATCGAACAGGCTTATCGGGACATGAAAGAAACCAAGCAACTCAAGTACGTGCCTATCGTGCTGGATTTGACTTATCTGGAGCCATCTGAAGCAGAATTGGATGCTTACCATGAACAAGTCAAAAGAGCACGTGAAGGTGATGCTAAAGCCCGCCAGAAAGCAGCCAAGTCATTCACGGAAGATCCAAAAGGTCTAGTTTTCCCACAGACCAGGCTCGTAACAGTTGATGAGGATGTACTGAATAACTTAGTTCAGACGATCGCTACGCTTACTGAAACGAATAAAAAGTTAGTTGATTATCACGAGGAACTAACTCAGAGTCTCGATGAAATAAAAAATGGACTAAATCAAGTCTACCATCGCATTCCTAAGTAATACACCTGATAGAGAAGCCGGTATGTGCTGGCTTCTTTTTTTTGTTTTACTCATGCTTAATACACTAAGCACTCGTATAGACTAGCCTATCTATCGATAGCCTAGTTTTTATTTATATCTTAAGACTAAAGGACTACCCATGTTGTTATTGATCTCCAGATTGCCGCATCGTGAACGCGTCATTCATGGTTTGGATGTTTCGGCTGTGGACGAAAACATCGCCAGACTACTCACGCCTACCATCGTCATGAATCGTGATCAAGCTGAAATCCAAGCACTGAATATCGCAGACTATGCGCGTACTAAGATGGAAGAAGCCAAAGTTAAAGCAGAAGCAGCTAAAGCAGCACTACTAGAGTGGGAGAAGACCATCCTCACTACCCTCTCTGAAGAAGAGCAGAAAGCCTACCACAAAGGACAAGAAGTATCGGTTGAACCACCACGTATCCCACCTGCTTCTGAATCCATCGATGGTGTCTTGATCGCTGAAGATGTACCCAGCTATTTCGTGCCTGCATTGCATTCTCATTTCCGTGCATTAAGTGTGCCGATCTATCATGGTTGCTACTATCAGCGTGACTACAGCTTCGACCAGAAGAACCCGCGCGAACAAAGCCTCATCATGCCGGATGGCAGTACCGTTACCATGACGGTAGGTGATACCGTATCCATCCCTAAAGGCGATCCTGAATACCACATCTTTAGGTATTACTAAGACATAGCGTCAGCTACGCTGAAACACCGAGACAGCATACCTCATCTTACTCCCTATAGTCCACATTTGGGCTATAGGGAGTATAAGAGCTGTGAGACCTATCTTTTTTACTATACGAAGGAAATAAAACATGGCTTTTATAGACAGGGCCAGGAAAGTAACACCGGCGACACCGACTAACTTTGTTCCTGGTGACAAATTACTGGCACTCATCACCGAGTTTGAAAAAGCATTTCCAGCTACATTAAGGGAAATACCACCTGGCCAGAAGATCGCGGAGTGCTTTGCTTACATGCACGATATTTACCGCAACATGTGGATCTACTGGTATGTTAACGGCAATAGTGATAACCAACCCAGAACCATCATGAATGCATTGATCAGCAAGAAGGTAAAGTTACCAGGTGAATATTTAGACCGTAAGGCACCACCTGCTGATAACCTAGGGGCTAATGCCGAATACTACACCAAGTTTAATAAGTACATCAACACACTGGCTCTTAACCGTAACGTTAACCAAATCATGGCTGGTTATAACCGCATCTTTCGAACTGAAACGTATTCCGATGATCATTATCTAAAAAGTATTCGTACTATTGCCCTCAATACTACGGACATTGTACTGGGTGTCACACCAGATGAACGTTTCCCTAGTCGGTTTAATGATTACAATACATTCGATAAGCTGAGAACAGATAACTCCATTAAGTGGAATCAGATTCGTGTGGTATTTAACCTAGTGGCTTTTTCATTGGTTACTTATCCAGAGAATGTCACCCAAAGAACAGAAGCAGAAGAACAATACGTGATAAAACTGATCGATGCGTTCAGGAAGCTTTGTCGTGATTATATTAACACGTATACGAATACTTCTGTTTTTAAAGTACCTAATCTCTATCGGAAGAAAGTCTTACGTAATACGCCACTCAACGCCAGAGAAGCTGCTTTCTACGTAGACAATGCTATCCGTATCCGTCTCTTGAATCTTATCATGGCATTTACACCAACATCAGTAGCGGCTTGTATCGGTAAGGGATACAGTCCATACGTCTCCCTAGACTATAATGGTTGGTCTAGGCAAATGAGAGAGGACGTTTCCAAGTTAGATGTCATGGGTATCGATAACGAGATCTTCATGTTCGATCCGTTTAAAGATAACATGCCGCACTTTAATCTCTTAACTGGTGACTATACGAGAAGTACTGCTTACATTAACGATACAGCTGCATTGGCCGCTAACATCAAGAAGCACAATACCATCGATACGACTTCTTTCGATGAGTATTTCGCTAGATCTGTTTCTACATGGTTAACCAAACTTCGATATGGCCAGCCCTCTCAAGACTGGGATGATACCGCTGTATTTACCGGTACGACGATGTTAAAGCAGTTCTTTATTGAAAAACGTAATGCGGGTCCTTATTACGTAAAAGATAGCTTATCGATGGCCACGATCATCAAGAACGCAACATCGGCTAAGCCAGCCAGAGGAACATTGGTAACAGAAGCATCTTTACAGAAGTGGTTAGATCGTATCTTCATCGAGATCATTAAAGCCATCCCGTTATCCAACCTCAGGCACGATAATGACTACCACAGTACGGATCAGCGTACGTATTACGTAGGTACACTCTACCAGAACCTTCTGCACCTTTTAGGTACGGAAGCTAAGATATTAGAGGTGTTCTAACCTATTACTCCTTGTGATGTTAACGTTGACACATCTTTTTTTTAATCTATTATCGATAGAAAGGTAAATAGCCATGGCTAGACGTAACCGTAATGGTGATCAAAACGAACCACTCTCTCTAGAAGAGATGGATCAAGAGCAAGAACAAGCTGAAAAGAACGAAAAAGAAGCAGCAGGCGATGAGCACCCTGAAGCCGCTTACGCAGCACTACAGGCTGAAAGCAGTCAGGAAGGCAATGCTTCTACTCAAGAAGGTAGTACGCAAGCTACTGAGTCATCCACAGGTGATCAGGCACAAGAGACACACGAGGAAGGCCACGCAGAGTCTCAAGAGACACCTTTGCCTGCTCAGCCTGAAGAAACCATCAATCGTGATGAACCTCGTCAAGAGATCGAAGGTGATACTCAGCCTGCTGCTCCACAGCCGGTAGAGACCACAGAAGGTGATCCTCGTGCCTCTGACGATGATGAAGAAGAATACTACGATGTCCTGATCGATACTACAGGTGATCAACCCATCGATCCACCTAAAGTAGAAGAAACCATCGTACGTGAAGAAGAGCAAGTAGAGCAAGCTCAACTGACTCCTACTATCCGTGGTACCATGACCCTGCAAGACATCGAGAACCGTATCGACATGGTCGCTAAGACTGCCCTATTAGGCATCGAAGACTACGTGCGTGTCATGACGGAAACAGGTGGTCATATCCGTGCCTACATGGAGAACAAACGATTCGTAGAGCATTTAGGCCCATCCATGCAAGTCGGCTTTTATAACAACATCATGAACATCATCAACAAGACAGATGACAATAGCTTTAAGTTAGCCATGAACTACTTGATGTGCCTGTTCCAAGAACATGGTCATTCAGGTAAAGCTCTGGCCGCTGAACGCGTCATGATGTTCATGGAGAACATGCGTGTTAGCCATGTGGATGTGAAATGCTACCACAACCTGATGACCTTGTTCACCACATGCTGCGATCCACGTACACGTCGTAAAGAGATGCGTAACATGGACATGGGCAAGATCGTCGAGTATGGTCTCTCTACCATGGCTCAGAACCGTTTGATCAACTACTTCAATAGCTAACCACCATGAATGTTGAAAACTGGAAACAAATCCTCTCTAAAGCAGGATGTGGTCTAAAAGAAGCCACCGAATGGGCACCTTGGTTCGTGAAGCATCTTAATGGCTCACGGATCAACAACCCTAAGCGTGTCGCAGCATTCATCGCCAATCTCGTCGTAGAGTCTAATTACTTGCGTACTGTACGTGAGAACTTAAACTACAGTGCTCAAGGACTCGCTAACACATGGCCTAAGCGTTACAGTGCCTCTGGTCTACCTAAAGGTAAGCCTAATGCATTAGCAGTCTCTATTGCCCGTAAACCTAAGGATATCGCTAACCATACCTACGCCAACCGCATGGGTAATGGTGGCCCTGAAACAGGTGATGGATGGAAGCATGCTGGTAAAGGCCCGATACAGATCACGGGTAAAGATAACTACCAGCAGTTCTTTAAAGCATACGGTTTGCCAGCTGATACTGATCCGAATAAGCTACTAGAGCCTGACTTAGGATTAGCTTCTGCTGTTTGGTATTGGAATGCTGTTAAGGCTAATGATTACATCGATCGTAATGATTTCGATGGTGTGTGTGATATTATCAACATCGGTCGTAAGACACGTGCTAAAGGCGATGCCCATGGTTATAATGCACGTTACAGTGTATACAGTCGTCTACTAACATGGTTAACTACGTATACCAAGTTGATAGACAGTGATCAGCGTCAAGCTGTATTGTCTATAAGAGAGATGGAGAGTGTTACACCTCCTGAGATCACCTACCTAGAAGAAGATCCTCTAGGTGAGATAGCAGTAGAGTCTGTACAAGACTACGAGCAGTTATAAAGCGTACTATACCTTAGCCTCCTATACTCCATATCGGGGTATAGGAGGTATAAGGAGTATGCTGTCATGTCTAAATGGTCTAAATAAGGGCTATTTAAGCATCCTAGTGTACTCTTGTTTAGTACACATGCTCAGTAATGGCCCTAGGATGCGTTTATAGAGCGTTTAGGTCATTTCCTAGGGTAAGCATACCCAACGTGTATAAACGCTCCACAGAGGCCTCTATGGCTCTCTAATCACTATATACGCACATGCGTAGTATACTGCATCTACATGTCTGTCTACATGATCTTTTACATACCTACGCGCCTTCCGTTACACTCCATGGTGCTTCGTTAGTGTAAAGATCATTGTCGTTTAGTAATGCTAATTAAAGCTAAGTCTATCTAACCTAGTCTACACATGCGTATAGCCTATCCCATGCTCGTGTATCCTTAGTCTATCTTGTACTATACGCATCTTATCCATCCTAGTGCTATACGTGCGTATACATGCGCCTGTAAGCTCTCTATAGCCTTATCTCTCCACTATACGCACCTAGCCCATGTAGGTAAGCTTATCGTGTCTTATAGTGCGTGTATATTATCCCAGTGTGCTTACCTACATCTAGAGCCTGTATAGGGCTATCTAGTACCTATACGTACACCTAGTCAACACCGTTCCCTTAATGTATCACCATCCGTGTAGTGTACGTATACAAGAGCATGACAAGTAATAGATAGATAAACACCCAACGTATACAAACTCAACTGTTCAATACCGAAGTACCGTAACGAACGTGAGGTACGGAGTATGCAACAGTTGGTTTGGTATACTACTACAATAACACTATCTAACTATCCTCCTCTAAGAGTAGATAGAGTAACTACTATCCTTAGTAGAATAAAGGGTAATAGAGGATAGTTAGATCCAAGAGGATATAAGAGCAATATCTTCTCTAATCCTACCGTTAGAGCTAACACGTATCCTACTCGTATACTCGTAGATACTGAGTGTAGGAGGATTAGAGAACAAGAGGCTATACACGCACTCATCTAGTAGACTTAAGTCTACTAGGGAGTGAGTGATAAGACAGATGCGTGCTTATTTCTTTTTTAGAAAAAATAGCACGCTATATTTTCTGAAACAACACTAAGATAAAAGTTTACGAAAAGCGATATCGAGGTATTGACTGACTGACGGACATGCAGGACGGAAGGAAGGAGATAGCGAAGATGAGGTTGAGGAAACAATAGCTGACTTGGAGCAGAGCGACTTATCTGGGAGCGTAAGCGACATACCTACAGGGCGTAGCCCTGTAAGCTTGCTTGCTTACTTACTCATAACCTTACATGAGTCTGAGTAATTTACTCTTAGTAATCACGTAGTGATAAACCATCCATTAGACATGCCTACCTATACCTGTTTTAGGTATAGGTAGGTATAAGGTCTATGTTCCCATTTTAGTTTAGATGGAGTATACGGCAGTATACGACTTACTATACCTTACCGATAGGTAGATAGGCAACATGTAGTAAAATACAGATACTTACTATCTAGGTAGTAGAAGGGTAATAATGCCTATCTACGAGTTAACCTTATTAGGAACTCTCTCTTTTGTTTATTCATTGCAGAAAGGAAACTAGACATGGATCTAGGTTTATCATTGCGTCTGTTAGAACATGCACAGGCGTATACCCGTAAGAAGTACAATGCTGATCTGACTGACAGACGCACTACTGATCTCTTAACCATGGTACCACAGCGTATCGAAGTGATACGCAACCTAGTGGGTAAAGACATCCGTGGATGCAATATCCCTTATACACGGTTCTACCGTGAGGCTACATTGCATCTTAACAAGAACGAAGAGGAGATAGGTAATAAACGTATTATCTATCTTCTACAAGGTGATGTACGCATCTCTAGGGATGATAATATCGTAACTGATGTAACTGGCATTAGCTTGATCAAGCGTACACATGACGTGGAAACAGGTAAGGTGTTAAATGTCGAGATGATGAAGAACAACGAAGACGATCCTGAAGAGACGTTGAAGTTATTCTTCGAGTTGATGATCAACCATCACTATCGGCATTATAAGCCACATCTATAGGCCATTAAAGGCAAGAAGTAACCAGTAGTACTGAGTAGTAGTATCTATTTTAATCCCAGTACGCTTAGCGTACTGTGCTTAAGATGTAAACCATTATTTACCCCTATTAGACAGTAAAAGGAATTGTAAAATGAGTAAAGTAACATTCGAAGTAGAAGGTATTAAAATTACCGTAGAACGTGAAGACCAACCTATGTTTGGTCGTCGTGGTGGATATCGAGAGGAAGATCACTTCTATCGTCGTGGTCAGTTTGAAAGTAACATGCATAGACCGTATTACAGACGTGGTGAAGAAAACGATGGTGTGCGTAGACCGTACTTTAACCCTTATCCTAGCCAAGAGGATTGGCGTTATACGGTTAATCAGCAGTACGGTAAACAATCCACTGGTGAACCCATGTTCGATGAAAGCGTACTCGATAGCTTGCGTGCTACAGCCAATAAAGCAGCAGAGTTTTCCAATAAAGTATTTCCTGAACGTGGGACTATTAGTCGAGATTACGATGGTGATATTGCTATTCCTATCGGTAAACTAAGCAATGGATTTGATCCTAACGCAACCATGCCAACTATGGCTAACACAAGCCGTAAGGCAGATCAAGCTGTTCCTTTCTTTAACCGTCACTTGCAGTTAGACGCAATGGCTGTTGCTGCTTGGGATCATGGTGACAACACTGCACGTGATAAACGTCCTAACCAGTTCATTCCAGCTTTAGTAGGAATAGACAGTGTTGAAGTAGGTATCGCTGCATTGGCTGAAAACAACGACGAACATTTCCATTTGATCGGTGCTTACGATAAGATCAAGCATGCTATCATCTGTTTCATCGGTAAGTACATCTTCAGTGGCGAAGCTGTTGATTTGCCGTTTACCCAGACTGATCGTGGTGATTATGCTCTGTTATTGCCGGTACCTTATCTTTCAATGGACATCCTGCTATACGTAGACATGGTTGAAGTAAATGGTAAGCATTACGCTACTGCCATCAACTTCGACTATCAAGCCGATATAGAAGGTGAAGATGAAGACACTCCGGTAGAGCAATCAGCTAAAGACTACATCTTAAGTGTGTTGAAAAGCTACATCGTCCGTCGTCGTGATCGCCAGTATCGTAATATAGCCGCGCAGCAGCCCTCTATTAACCCTGAAACAGAAGGACAGACAGATGCAAAAGATGGAAATAGTCAAGTTACTGGCGAAACACCAACTACCCAGCAGAAGGATCGCTTCTAAAGGTTATCTGGTGAGCGCCAAGGTAGACCCTAAGATCCTGAACATAGCCTTGGAAGAGATGGGATGTATCACTGCCTATTGCGATATAGAGAGACGTGTCTATATCTCTCTAGATGGACAGGATATACCCATCCTACCCAGTGACTGTGTGTTGTTTAAAGAAGACGGCAAAGTAGAGATACTGAGCCAACTAGCCGTAGAACAGCACTACGGTGGCTATCCATCTGCAATATAGAAGAAAGGTAAACACGATATGCGTAACTTACTAAGGTGCTGTATCGTGTTCTTATCCTTATTCGCTAGTGCGTATAGTCATGCTTCGGTAGCAGACGAGATCTACTACTTGAGCATGGCTATCTACTACGAGGCTGAAGGTGAGAACATGAAAGGCAAAGAAGCAGTAGCAGATGTTATCATCAATCGCATGAAGCATCCTGAGTTTGGTCATTCGATCAAGAGTGTGGTAACAGCCAAAGGACAGTTCCAATGGTACCATAACCACGCATTGAGAAGAGGCCGTGTATTCGACCCTGTACGTGAAATAGAGATCGTCAAGTTAGCACAACGCAAATACTTGGAGAATCTACTAGGGATACGTAGAGACACTGTCAGGCAAGCAGTGTTCTTCTCTACAGGTAAGAAACCTGCTAAGAGAGCACGTGTCTCCCAGCGTATCGGGAACCATGTGTTCTTTAAGTTAACAGATGCCTAAGACACATTGTCCTATTTTTTAATATCAACACGCTTGTATTTTGTACAGGCGTACTATTTTTATCCAATTACAGAAAGGAATCCCCATGTCCCTGAATTACATCAAGACCGTACCGAACAGCATCGAGTCATTGAAAGCTGGCCGTGTGACTACAATCACCCATTCGAACATCAACGCTATTACGGCGTTCATCAAGCCTAAGAAGCCCTTTGAAATCGGACAGATTCTCGTGAGAGATGTCGATGAACTCAATGGCGTAAACTACATCGGTTACATTCTGCTCACTCCTGAAGGGAAGCAGCTCTATGTCTTCCGCAGTAATACTTAACTGGGGGAAGGTAATGATGACTAAAGTCATCCCTATCCCTAAGGGAGACTTCGATAAACTCATCGAAGAGACTTCTGTCTACGAGCTGAAATCATTCCTGAAAGTGATACGTGATAGCTATCTAAAAGCCATCTCCTGTGTCCGTCTGGATGATGTCATGGCTCTATTCGATGGCTACACCATGAAGAACCAGCCGGATGGTAATAAGCTCTATACCTTCCAGTTGGCTCGTTATTCCAATGCGCGTGGTGAATATCGTCTTAACTTTACGGTTACGTATCTTGCTGAACGTAATGTCATCAACTTCGGTGAGTTATTCACGACTTACATGAAGAAGACAATACAACCTAAGTTTGAAAATGTATTTAGCGAGACTAAACATTTTGCTGTCATCGAAGACTTAGCTGCCCGCATCACCACCGAACACAAACGCCATGTAAGAGCCATACAAGCCGCTGCTAAGCGCAAGATGTACGGTGATTATGGTGATATCTAAATAGAAAGGAAATGTAATGTCTAAAACCATTACTGACATGTCAACAGCATTAGTCGTACTGGCACTGAACATCACCAAGAAACGTCGTGTGGTGTTTGATCCTAAGCAGGCACCTGCTAACTCGACTAAGTTCTCAGTCGTCTCTGACAGTGCAAGACATGTTGTTGATTTAACCACTCTGGATCGTGATGAGCTGAATACGCTCTTCCGTACCATGGTGAAGAATGTGGAAGACAAGAAGTCAGGTTCTTTTGTTTATATTTCAAGAGCAGAAGACACCATCATGTCTCGTGCGGTTAACACGATCGAAGCTCGTATCTTTAATGCCGACTACTTTTACGAGTCTTTTAACCAAATGGTGTCTGAAGCCAACAAGCATGACAAATACGTTATCTACGTCATGCCTGACTTGACACCAGACCAAGGATTCATCTCTTGGTTTAACAAGCTGCCGTAATAATAGTAATGCCATACCACACCCTTAGCCGGATAGTATCCTTTGCGGGTACTATCCGGTGTAGGGAGTATGCTTACTTTTTTTTGCTTAGTCGTGTGTAAACACGGTGGCTTTTATTTAGCCATGGTGACATGGCGATATTTTTAAATATATACTATTAAAGCAGAAGAAGGAAGATACCTTCAACTACCACTCTTATTTTTATTAACTCTAATTGATAAAGGACACAATCATGTACACTACTTTCACTTATGCTTTAACTTCGATCATCGCTTACGGATCTGTGGCAGCTACTGCCTTTATTCTGTTCTGCGAGATCTTTAACGACTAAGCAGTAAATGACACTTATGCAGAGCGTATCAGGCATCTTAGGGTGTCTGGTACGTATCTCTGTAAGCACCTCTTTTTTTACACCCATTTTTTAGACTGAGTACAGGCCATGAAACAGATTAAACTCATCTTCTTAGACATCGATGGTGTCATCGTCCACCAAGCATCCAGATTTGCAGCGCAACTTGCAGGATACGACATCTACACCCAAACACACAAGCATCAACAACTCGACACCAATATCCTACACCTGATCAAGTATCTTCAAGATACCCATCAGGCCAGTATCGTCATCTCTTCTAAAGCATGGTCACTCGACACCATACAGGAACAAGTAGAACTCTTCGCGAATACAGGTGTAGAACTACGCTTGTTTAACGAAGTAGAAGGCATGTATAAAGTAGACTATACGATCCCACTAGCCAAAGATCGTCTATTAGCTCTATTGCCTGAAATCGTGAAGCATGACTATACGTCAGTCCATGGACGTAAGTATACGCCAACTGAAATAGACGATAACCTTTACGATATTTACAAGAACCAACGTGGATCGTTTATCCAACGTTATCTGGATAAGCTAAAAGATCAAGGTTACGATGTGGATTACATCTGTATCGACGATGATGGTGATTACAGTGTCATTGACCCATTACGTTTTATCCAAGTAAAACGTGGTGAAATGTCTAATGGCTTTAACATGTGTCATTACCAGAAAGTAGATGCTCATTTCAGCAAAGAAGTCAGTCATCCTGAGGCTAAAGCAGCGTAATAGCAGCGTAGTGCCTCTAGATCGCATCAGAATGCGTCTACAGAGACGATAACACCTAAGGTACACCTTACTATACCTTACGCTTAAACATGCGTATAAACGCATCCTCGTGCCTGTAATAGGCATATCCATCTTTTAACCCTAATAGACTAAAGTCAATTAGGCTTATTGTAAACCTATTCTTTACCCTGAATAGCAATAGCTAAATATCCCTGAAATACATGGCGACATAACCCTACACCACCTATAGTCCATTACGGGCTATAGGTGGTATAAGGACTATGTTCTTACTTCTTTTTTAGTTTAAGTTATCGTATTACTCTTACTTACCCTAACTGACGTTAGGATTCGTATTATTTAATACGGCTACGTGCGATGTGCTGGATAGTAGAAGCATAAGACGATTGTCCTGCTGCTACCATCGCATCCAATCCTTCTACGAATGCTTTTTCGTACATCACATTCGCACCGATCGGATTCAACTTATCCAAGATGGTTTGTGCCCACAAGTCCACACCATAACCGTAGTGGAACAGAGCAGTCCAACCGATATTGAGTTCACGACCAGCAGCCGGATTCTCTTTATCAGATTGTGCTTCATTATCCCCACTATCACGTGGAGCCATGTTAAAGCAATACCAAGCTTGGTTTACACGACGACCAGTCACATCAGGCTCAATGGCCAACATGCTCATGGTGTACATGTCGGGCAGAGCATCGTACGCTTCTGTACCTGCTACAGTAGCAATCGAAGCATACTTGGTTTCTTCATTCATCAAGCCCATGTCGATCCAGAAATCCAGATAGCGTTTAATCGGCATACCTGGGCGTTCCCAAACAGACATACTCAACTGACCGTATTCCACAGTCACGTTGGTATAGAACTCGTATTTCTGGCCATCTGCACCAAAGTTCTTGCTGTCCCAGTTAACAACCTTCTTGTGCTGGAATCCAGTCCATTTCGTACGAACCGTTTCGACCAAACTACGCAGCATGGAAATGTTATCCTGCGCGTGTGGTAACATCTTCAAGAACAAAGGTGCTTCTATCAGTAACGTAATCACAGGGCGAGTGGTAAACGGATGGTCGTTCATCCATGCGCGATAGTTTTTACTGTAGCCAAACTGACCGCCTTGCAGCAAGTGGGCTACAGGAGTTTGTGCATAACCGGCAGGTGTACTGTCACCACGCTCCATATACACGGGACTAACTCGTGTCATGTCTTTTATCCTTTAGAATAAGTACAATAAAAGGCTAAGCAGTAAAGCCCTACTAAAAGTAAGACCTACTGCCTAGGTGTGTATTTAAGCAGTGATGGTATCGTCATCGACGGTTTTGTCACTACGACGGCGGTTGATGGACTCGAAGGTCTGTACAGTGTAGAAGTGATCACTGAACACAGTGACTTCAGTGTGCCAACTGTAACCACGTTGAACGTCCATCTTCGTAAAGGTAATCTTCACGTTGATTTCCACTTTACCACCGTATTTGTTGCCTTTGAGCTGATCGTAGAACCACTCAGTCATCTCCTGCTTCATGCGATCTTGCGTCCAGTCTTTACCACTGAACACACGTTGCATCTCGGCACCGATCTTGTTGATGTCCACATGCACCAACATGGTACGCATGTTCGTCAGGGTAGACGTATCATCATCGAAGATGGTACGGTAAGCAGGGAAGTAAGAAGTCTTACGTTCATCTTGCTGTGCCCACATGCCACCGGCTGCCCAGTAGCCATTACGTACTTGATACGGCACGAATCCTGAAGTGACATCGATCAAGTAGTTAAACTTGTTGTTCGAGCCTTCAGACCAGTCCCAACGGCTATTGGCGATACCATTACCCGCACCCCAGTATTTAGTCAAGAGTACGGCGATCTCGTAAGTAATCGGCACACGTTTCTTATACGAAGAAACAGACTTAGCCAATAAGCCACTGCCTTTAGCCACGACACAACGGAATGCAGAAGTACCATGGATCTGGCTATCCGGATAACGACGGATGGCACCAGCGATCATGCTGATACGGCCAAGTTCTTCAGCAGCTGAGATGGGTTTCTCATCATGCGCGTAAGTCGTCGCCAATACCCAACGATCCTTACGGTTAGCTAGGTAACGACCCATCTTACGTTTAAAGTCCAAAGAGTAGCCAGTGTCGATGAACACAGAGTCGTTGAACTGCACTTCGTCCATGTACTTAGAGTTAGGATCTTCGAACTCTTTTAGCAATGCATCTACTTCAGCTTCAAAGAGAGCATCAGTCATTTCAGGATCGCGACCACCTTTAGCCCACACGTAGGTGTTTTCACCCAAAGGAGTGGCATTACCACCAATAGTGGCACGACGATAAGTCTGGTAAGGTGTACCATCAGAGTGCTGACCACCCAGTACGTTAAAGAGATAACGCAATTCGTTAATGTTCTCATCGGTAACATTGGTCAAGTCACCGATCTTCTCTACGTCAGTCTCTTTCTTCACCAACATGGAAAGAACAGAGTCTACGTTCTCTTGGTAGACATGCAAACGGCTAAATGGGCCGTATGTAGGCGGTACCAGTGGATTCTCAGGGATCAAGTCATTGTAGCTATCCAAGAACACATCGCCAATGTGGTAATCCACACCTGCTTTAGACCGAGCTTCTGGTTTCAAGCAGAAATCGATCTCAGGCATACCCAGGCGGCTGTAGGAAATAGCAGGAGAAGAAGTAGAGGTAGGCTTAGTCACGAGACGCAGACGATAAGGATAAGCCTTAGCATCGTTCAGTGGCACGTAGTTCACCGGAGACGGACTAATCGTAGTCGGTGCCCACAGAGCCATACCGTTCAGGTTACCATGTTCACCAGGAGAAGGTGCAACAAAGTCAAACAGAGGCACACGTTTACCCACTTGACCGGTACCATCAGTCAAATCAGAGACAGACTGCGCACCCATGCCGAATTGGAATGTTTCGATGTTACCGGCACCGGTATTCAAGGTGACAGTCGGGATCTCTTCCACATGGAAGCGGAACAATGCACCTGGTACTTTACGGCCAGTGGTTTCGTTTTCGTTGTTGTTGTTGAGTTTGAAGTGACCAGATGGATCACGCACGTACTCGTCTACTTGAGTCTCTACGTATTCTAAAGACACACGCAGTGAAGCGTACTTACGATCTTTCTCAGGCACGATACGCTTAGCGATGATCTTACCGCCAGCATTCAAGATGCCTTTAATAAAGACAGAAGCATGGTTAAAGTAGGGAGAACGCTCATCCAGTGTCTCACTACCGTAGATGGATTCAAACGCTGCACCATCCACCAACACTTCGTCTAAAGTGCCCTTGCGACCGAAGAAAGGGAAATAAGGCAAGAACATCGGGCGTAGAAGCGGAGTACGATCCACGACACGTGCCGACAAGTCCTTAGTACCCAGATGGTTGCTGTGGGGCGTGGCATTACTAATGTAAATTTCAGTAGCCATGTTTATCAAGCTCCATAGTCAAGATATTAACAGATTGTGTAACCGTTAAAAGGGTTAATTTTAAAGCAAAAGGAAAAGAATACCGGTATTCTTCTGCTGCCATAATCAAGTGCCTAGACAGACGGTAAACACCGTCCGGCCGGACACTTTCATATAACAAAATTAAGGATTCCTATATGGTGGTACTGAAAATATTTACATTACAGATAGAAACAGAAGGACTTTGAGAAGTTATGAAAATCGCCTATGGCTAATAGAATATAACCATTTATAGGCCTGTTTGAAATCATCTTTTAGAAAAGAGAAAGAAGAAGCATGATCTACTATTCATCCTACGACACGACTTTAGGCTCTAAGTTTTTAACAAAAGAACTAGAAGCAGAAATCCGTAAAGTCATCGTCACTTCGAATAACTTCACGAAGATCAACGACAGCAACAACACCATCTTATTCTACCCGAATAGATTGGTGCGTAAATTCGACCACACTTTAATAATAGAGACAGGCAACAGACACCGCTATAGCGTGGCTGATTTATCCTCTTTCATCGCCATGCGCGATGAGACTGAGATGGCTGTTACCAATAAACCGATGTATACCTTACAGGTAACACGTAATGCACTTTCAGGCCTTTTGGCCAATAGTGGTACCCGTGTAATTAAATCACTCTCATCGAACCTGATTAAGTGCTACAGTGACTTGATTACCACTTCTATTGCGACTGCTTTATCTTTAACACCAGAAGACATCTTAAATGTTAGAGTACTCTCCGCATGGTTCTACGTGTCTTTGTTAACCGAAGAAGAGTATTTCAGCGAGATGGAATATCAAGTACAGATCGCCAAGCTCTCTCGTGAGATCGGTATCCCTGCTGTATACCTACAGCGAGTACTCGATAACCAAGTCATTGCTTCCGTACCAGCATTCGTGGAGAAAGTCAAATCCATCTCTTCCAATCCCGTGATGAATAACCTAACCGATGCACTGCTCTACACTGTAGTCGCTAAGAACCTAGCCAATGTCTCATGGACAGGTATCGAGAAAGAACAGACTATTGCGATTGGATTGGAGCATTTGCCGACATTCGTGGCGATTGTGCTGATTTGTCTAACAGAACCTGTATTTAAGAAATCAGGATTAACACGTATTTGCCTGCGCCACTTTAAAGACAAAGCACAATTCGTCAATGCAGTCGTCCAAGCCACGAATGGCTACTAATATACTTTAAATAAGGAGTAGATCACGATGGCCGCACCATATTTGGTCGCCCATTATATCCGACACATCTGGTCGATGCCAAGCCAAGATAACCCTTCTATTATTAGACTGGAGAACATCTCTCCAGTCGAAGGGTATCGTAACTTCATCACCGTCATGAGTGAGAGATATCGGCTACCGACACTACACGATCGTTATTTCCTCTATCAGCTAGGCAATATAAAAGAACACCTCTTGAATCTGCCTGTATTAGAATGGGAAGATACTTCCACTTGGGTGAACATGGCTGACTATGTTCGGGAAAGTACGATCGCTTTTAGCTTCTATACGAAGACCGGTAAGTATATCCCATTGTCTTTGGTATACTTTACCAGCACGATCAGCAACAACTTGATCTTTGTAATAAAAGAAGAGACAGGATTAGGGATAGACTTCAATAAGTTAGAAGTCGCCTTTAAGACGTATAAGAATGCATTGATCACGACACGTGATGCTTCCTTACGTAAAGAGAAGATAGACATCATCTACCAGAAAGTGAAAGATGCGAGAGATAAGAATCGTCTTCTAGCATTCGTTAACGATTATGCTAAGAAAACAGGTGTACTAACTGCTTACGTTAATGGCTACTGGGTAAAAGACATCATGGGCATTAACCTAGTAGAAGACGATATCGTCGAAGTGGTATACGACTCCACTATCGCTAAAGTGATTACGATGCGTTTAGGTAGTACGCCGACATTCAAGAGCACATTGGATCAGATGCGTAAGTATGTCTTCTCTTACGATAAGCCAACAGGACGAGATGATGTAGAGTTCTACGACGATTGCGAGTTCTTTTTAATCGCAGCTCCTAGACAGACTCCTCTATTACAAAGAGGTGTTATCTTGCATCGCAATGATGTTACGAATATTCGTCAGTTAGCGAATCGTGATTTCAGCATCAGTACGAATCTGGTACGTGAACTCATGGAGTCTAATCCAATATTAGATCCTAAAGCCAATGAAGTGTATTTCTACGTACAGTATCGTAAGCAATACAAGACACGTAAGATGCCGTATGTCAATAACCGCATCCATGAACTCAATCGTCTAAACTATGTCGATAGATTGGCTGCGATGCGTGGATTGAAATCCAATGTAGACGCATGGAAAGCAGAGAACCTTGAGAACTCCATGGCGATCAAGATGATGTCATTGGAACATCCTACTTGTAAGCTCACCGATGCAGAACAAGCATACGGCTACAATGCTGCTGTTTGGTATACAGCCAAGTCAGTGCATCCGCATTCATCATTCATCGATGGTAAGAATGGTGCCAAGTACCTGACTGTTCCTTATGCTTATCGACAGCAATGTACTGCTTACGAATACGATAGAGAAGGTAAGCTACTCTCATGGGGCCGATATGCAGGCATGAACGAATATACCATCGTGAACAAATACCAGTGTTTCGCTGTAGAGTTCATCGGTGGTGTTGGTACCGTACAGCCTTATCAGTACTACGGTAATGCAGACCATGAATTTGAATACAGCACGGATGATCAACGCTACAAGATCTACAGTGCGACTGATGACGATATTCGTTTAAAACCAAATGATCCTAAGATTTGGTCAGATGTTACTGCTCTAGTACAGACCACATCACGTGAGACACTGACCAATAAGTATTTAACCATACAGCCGACGAATACAGCTGAATTCAGTACAGCAGATCGTAAGTTCATCATCCGTACGGATCGTGAATATCTGTCAGTCAACACCAAAGTAGAGACGTATAGAGGTAACTTGAAGTTCACCTTGATGCAGTCTTACTACGATGTTACCGATAGACGGGTGAAGAATCAGCCTGTTAAGATCCCTTATGGTTATTTGGATATCTTCTTAAACGGATATGCGCTAATAGAAGGAATAGATTACTTTGTCGATTTCCCAGAAGTCCACATCATCAACAAAAATGCCATCAATCCGAATATAGACATGCAAGTGATTACGTATCGTCTATACGGGTTCCCGAATGAGACGACATTAAATGGTAAGAAGGTACTTTCAGGTGTGGTGAATGCTGATAGGCAAGTTGGCTATGTGCGTAACCATCAGTTATCCCGTAATAACCACTTCGATCTATTAGACGATAAGAACTTATTGATTAAAGTAGGTAGTGGTGTTATCCCCAAAGAGAAATTAGGCTTTGGTGAGCATGGCTCTAAGACCATTGAACGGGCTAATATCCTAGAAGGTAAGCCTTACGAGATCATGGAGATCATCCCACCTAAAAGAGATATCTTCACTCAAGATACCGATACCTTCAAGAATGCCGCCAATATAATCGATAAGCAAGTGACAGATTACTTATCCCAAGTACCTTACCTTAGGGATAAGCCGATGACTCAGGTGATACCACTACAAGAGAAGTATAAGATCTTCTCTCCACTGGTATCCAGACTGATAGATGATTTAAGCCGCAACATGGTGACATTCGAAAAGATGAACTTGCGCTATACGGATGATGAAGTCATTGACTACATTGAAGCGAACTATCGTGAGTTCTTTAACATAGAGCCACTCTTTAACTTAGAGTATATCGACAGGCAATACGTCACCATACTGCCTACATTCAAAGACCATGTCACGACACTCTCGTATCATGCCAACAGGTTCTTACGTGCCGTTATCCGTATCTACCTGAAAGATGAAATCGAAACGTCGCACTTTATTAGAGTAGGAAATTAAGATGCCAAACAACTATCCTGGTGCCAACCTAACCATACAGGCACACAACGTCGCCAGACGTGTCACCGTTACCGGTACCGATGGCGAACCACCCGTCTACGATGAAACACAGTTGTGGAAAGTGTGGAACATGAGCGAGATATACTTGGGTGCTGCCGGTAAGAACAAGTGGATCCCTAAGGTGAATGATTTAGTAGAAGACATGGTCACCCAGAAAAGGTATCGTGTCGTTTCGATTGACTCTGTAACATTAGTCCCTCAATTAGAGGAATACAATGTTAAAGCCACTGTGGATGAAATGTCTAAAGAAGAAGGAAGGTTCTTTGCTGGTGGATTCTTGATCTCTCCCTGTGCCAGACAGATCTTTTACGATAACTCAACTGCTAAGCGTACACTGTCTATCCCTTCTCAGTTTTACCTGAAGGGCACTACTATACACCATGCCATTGCCTTTAAAGGTACTATTGTAGGTAATGGTGGTGTACCGATCTCTGTACGCTACGATGAGAACTTCAATGTTATTGGTTCTGAGATTCCACTGAAGCCATTACAGCAGAGAGATCCGAATAATAAGTCGATGTGGTATATACCGGACTTCTATACCACACATCACCTGGATGAAGGTGAGATGATCACCATCGTCATCTACGACGATAGAGGTGGTGTACGAGGACGCACGAACTGGATCGTGGAGTATTCGTCTTTATTAAGAGATGTCTCCGATGCCGATAAGTTCGTGTCTAATATCTCCTTAGTATCGCCTTACATTGATGCTTCGGATGAATCCAACTTACTCATCCCTGAGCAGATCCTAAAAGCATCGATCAACTTGATGGGTAAAGTACACTACAGCGATGGTTCTACTGCGACTTATCCGATCGATGGCAATAAGTTCGAACTATTATACCTAGAACGAGCCATGGAGTCAGTAGCCTCGACTAAAGGTGTATTGGTGTTGAAATACCATTTAGCTGAGAATGAGAAGGCTGTTAATACTAAGTTTAACGATAGTGAGTTCTTCGTGACTCGTACGTTTAACTACACCATTACCGAACGTGATGGTGCTTATAGTGTTAAACTCTATCCTGTACCACGTTGGGTGAATGATACCTTAGGATATCAGTTGGATTGGTACATGTTTACACTGGATCGTAACCAGTTCCGTAAAGTGACCAACCAAGTGTATATTACACCGAATAGCCCATCCAGATCACTGAATGGTAAGCTATACAATGCCGTACAGCAACTGAATGTGGCGATTAACTTAGGTACGATCAATAACACCTTCCAGAACCACATCCATCCGCAGACAGTCGATATTCGATTCATGCGTTCAGGTGGGGATACATCTGGTACACGATACCTCTTAGGTTTCGATCCGTACCAGAACCCATTGTACGGTGAAGGTATTGTTTGCTTAGCCAAACAAGTGTCGGGTAATAACTTCGCATTGGATTTAAGATGTGGGTGTACGACATTAGAGCAATGGTTCGAGAAAGTATACGACAGTACGAAACCTCAGTACCGTACTTCACGTGAGTCTGAAGCACCACGACCCACCATGATGAAGTTACTGATCAATGGTCGTGAGTATGATTTCCCGATCCGTAAATGGAATACTGAGTTATCCGTACAAGAGAGCATCACGAATGCGACTACTGTAGCCGTGGTGTTCTACGATTCAGCACAATCCAATGATCTCTACTACAGTGTCGCACCGATGCCTGTACAAGTGATCTAGAGACAGTGAGAACATACTCCTTAGCCTACCTATACCTGCAATGGGTATAGGTGGGTATAAGGATTATGCTTTTATTACATTTAGTGTTAGCCTAGCCAGTAATCTAAACTGTCTAATCTCACTTCTCTATTATCACTGTACTGATCCATGACATCGTCTTGGAACATGCCCCATCTATCAGCTAACCGTCTATTCGGTATATAACCGTTAGAGAGCATGACCTCTCCTGCACGTGGTTTCTCAGTCACGGCACCTAATCCATTCAGGATATCATTGACGATATTGGAATTGGATTTCATCAACTCTACTTTACGCTTATTACGCATCTCTTCAATCATGTCGGACATGCCGATGACTTCATCCAGATACTCGCCTTTCAGTTGACCTTCTAACAAACGTATCTGTTTCTCGATGTGACTAAACTCGATAAATGAATCAGCTTCGCTCAAGTCTTCGTACAATCGTTTTACAGTATCTCTAATGGAGATCTGCCGTCTCTTAGCCATGTCTTCTTCAGGATTGTATTCCTCACCAGCATTCACCACATCAGTCAAGAATCGAACTCTGTGTATATCGTATTGTTGTACTTCACGTGCATTGAAGATAAACCAACAAGCCAATAACCAACTGATCACTTGGTCATCATGCCCACCTTTAGGATGGTCTATTCGGTTGTCTTTCAATACCAATGCCAATAGCTCTTTAATCAATCGTTCATCCTTGATCTTATCAGCCGATATGTCAATCGCTCTGAACAATGTTTCATTGTAGAGATTCTCACGACTGTACTTACCACTACCTGCTGTAACATAACCAAACTGATTACGATGCTGGTTAGCAATAAACATACGGTTAGGATGAGCCATGACTTGATCGTAGACACGTGGTTTCATTTCCCTATCATTCACGACTGTATTGAAGATACGTCTAAATGGATCTATTCCCCTACTTGGGAATACTTCGATCAAGTAATCCAATATACCCTGAGCACTGGATTTGTTCTCTGGTACCAGTACCATCTTAGGGAATCGTGTCATCAAGTCAGCCAACCAAGTCGCGTACTTATAGAGGTTAACACTGTTACAGTTCACTGTACCCAGTATATCCAATGTCGTAGCATCGACAAAAGTAATCGTGGTACTGTCTCGCCCTACGTTTTGCGAAGTATCCATACCAGCTACTACAGGACGTGTACCCATGATCTGGTTAATGGTACCCATCGGATAATACCAGTTAATCGTAATCCCACCTTCTAGATCACGTGCTTCTATCTCTTCGATAGAGCCTGAGATCATTTGCAACTGACGTGTGCTGAATGGTGATGTTTCATTACCACTTGTCCAAACGTTATAGTAGTCACGCAATGCTGCTTCAGGTGAGACTTTGTTCTCTACGATCTTACCGATCAGCCATTCATCCGTATAGCCTAACTGACGATGAGAGAACGTACCTTGTATCGCAAAGATACCCACTATCTTAGCTAACTCATCCAGTGGATTACTGTCCTTCCTCACCATCTTTTCAAAATCATCCCGATCTTTGCAATCGTAGTATTTCTCATTCCACTCAGCTGATTCGATAAACACCTCGTATGCCCAAGCACCATGAGGAGAGTCTTTCTTACCCGCAGTCGTTGTAAAGATAGAGCCAGTAACCTTACCTTCTGCGATCGCATCTTCCTTAGCCGCGTTCATCGCACTACCCATGGTCGGCATCGTGACGAAGTTATACGTACAATAAGCGATCTCGTCCGCATGTCGTACTTCTACCGTATCACCACGACCTTTCTTATCGGCATCTTCTTCATTGTCCTGTGCCACGATGGTGTTGTAGTAATTACCACGTTTCAGTACCGTAATCGTATCCCTATTAGCAGAGTCATCACGCGTCATCGGGTTAAGATACTCAGGCATACGCTCGAATAACTTACGCAGACGAATGATGTTCTTAGTAGCCAGTGGTCTATCCTTAGTATAGAGTAAAGTACGAATACCGAAACTGAAGCTTAGGATATAAACCATCAACGTATCGGTACTATACGACTTACCGGTCTGACGTGGCTGGATAAGTAAGTATTGGCACCTGTTAAAGAACGACCAAATGAGACTAATATTCGCTCGGTTAGCGCGGAATCGGTTCTTCTTACTACCTTCCGGTACTGGAGCGATTTCACGAAAGTAATACCAAGGATTGACGACACACTCTGCTACGATCCAACCGATCTGTTGATCGGTTAGAGTAGGACTATACGGATCGACATTCTTTAATCGTTCATCATGTAAGGCTAAAAAGAACTTGTTGTTCTTTATACCCATCTTTTTTAGGATGTGGTGCAGACGGATAAAGGATTCATTGGTGGTTTCGTTGTGTACCACCACATGTAGATTCTCTTCCTTATACCAGTCTTCTTCGAATAGGATCATGTTGGCATTTCCTTATCGTGTATAAATTAACATATTCAGATAGAGTAGAAACATCCATGAGCCAGTATTTAATATTAAACCATGGAAAGGACATCATGCGCAATGATTACGTGAACTTAACGAAACCTAGGTTAACCGCCATGTTAACCAATTATCCTCTAGAAGGCAACAAACAACTCAGGCACATCGCCGAGATGTTCCTCTACGAGAATAAGGATGATTTCACCAACCTAACATTAAAGCAAATCAGAAGACGGGATGAACAGACAGCCATCGTGATGGCTAAGCATGAGAAACCACCATTCGTACCGTATCTTTTTACATCAGCGATACAAGGTGAACATCCGATACTTTACAGTGTTTATACAGGCTACATGGAGTATCAGGAAGAAGGCATTAGTATACGACAGATAGAGTCTACCGTAGCAGTATACCTAGACATGGATGTGGATAGGGAAGCGTTAGAACAGGCACTAGCGAATATCCAACTGATATCAGTAAGACATCTAGTACCTAGATGGAGAAGTTACGATAACTTAACCGAGATAGATGTGTATGCCAAAGGCATGACTGAGGAGATAGACAAACAAGTCTTAACCATCTCCCGTATGGTGAATGATTTGTTCATCGACAAGATCGTCGAGAAGCGATATGCAGAATACTTAAACCGTGTATCGTTACCAGGACGGCTTCTATAGACATGGATACACTAAACAGTATAGGCAACATAGAGCATATACCTACCTATACCCATTACGGATATAGGTAGGTATGTTACCCCATGTGTTACTCACGGTTAGCGGTAGCTAAACGCTCGTATAGATTCACTCTTTTTTGGCGTGGTATTGTTCCATCAACTTATCGATGTGGATATCCAAGTAAGCAGTCACGACAGCGTTGATTTGGTTCTCTTCACTGATGAGTTTACTCAGTAGCCTAGGCATGATGTATGTGCCTTTGAATATTTCCTTCATGGCCTCAGGGAATGCATCACCCAGTTGGCATGAAACTTCGTATAAGATATAGACCTTATCCCGAAACAACCAACTCTTCTTATGGCGTGTTAACACATACCGTTTCTTCACGACCTTGATCTTCAAACCATGACCAAATTTAGTCAGAAACCGATACGATACATCCTTACTGATTTCACTGGCTTCTTGATATATAGAATCCCCACCTAAGGCATCCAAACCAACCAAGAGTTTACCCACTATATTTTTCAACATAACGAGTACCTCTGTTAGACTATAAAAGAGTCATACTAGCCGCCGTAATGTTTACGTGTAATGGCTCTTAAGACGATATAGAGCATCAATCCAGTCCTAATTACAGAGACCATGATGTCACGTTTGATCTTAGTCGTCTGGATGATGTGTGTCTCCAGTATGTCTTTAGCCCTAACGAAATCATCGCTGATATCAGTGCGTGTCGCCCCGTAGATGTTCTTCAGTTTAGCCAGTAAAGAAGCAATATCATTTTCATGCTTCATGATGCTTCTATTGTTAGTAACCAACACGATCATGTGGGTTAAAACAGCATTGAAAACAAAATCAAACTTCTCACGAGCCTGAGTGTTCTTGTTATAGGCATCTACTAAACCATTTAACGCCACTCTAAAACCATCTTTAGGCATGGTCTTATTCATCCCTTCGATAATCGATATCAAATCCATCTTGATAAACGATATCTTATCCCCAGCTATAGACAACAAATAGTTACGATACGTCTCTAAAGCATTGTCCTTATCTTTCATCACTTCCACACCATCTTTATCCAAGAACGTACTACTGGAAGCATTGATCTTGAATCCAGACTCTTGTACTTCCTTCTGTAAGCCGTAGATGTTCTTTAACATGGCTTTATTGCGTGTCTGTGTATCAGTGATCAAATAGCCAACACTATAGCCTTTATTACGGATATCGTAATCCATCTTCTTAATGGTCTCACGATGAACAGAATGCTTCATGTCGACGATATCGAGACTTCTGTCCTGTATTACACGGATCCAAGAGCCTTTCATCTTGATGGCGTACTTATTCGTCATGGCTGATACAGTGGCTTCTGCGACTTCCTTACTACAAGGATAAGGCCAGTGTCTCTGTAGCCTAGAAGTAATAAACCTAAACTGCATGATGTTGTATAGATACGACATCACTTGTTCTTTACGTGTGGGATTAAGGCTGCTCTTTAATAGAGCATGACTCAACCACACGATGGTTAAGTTCAATACGTCACCTGCTACCATGAAGTGAGACGGATCGATCAAGGCATTTAACCTAGGTCTTAGTTCATCCTCATCTACACCCAATACTTCTTCGAAGAAAGCGATACGATCATTCGTCGTGAATTTCACGACATACACGCCAGTTAAGTTACCACCAAAGAACGAAGCATGATCATGGTTCCTGGAGATGAATTCATTCATGTATCGCTCTGTCCGCTTACAGAATGCCTCGTCCAGTTTCACATGACCACACACGTCGTCGAATACGTCTTTTACCAATTTATCCATCTTTACCTCTAATGTCTATATAAACCGAGATTATCTATTTTCAGTCATCTATACTCTACTACATCTCTATCACGCCTGTACATGCTCGATATTACAGATACTTACTATTACAGTAGTCAACTATCCAAGAGGTCTTAAAACACCATGATTATTCAATCCAACATTAGTGCTTTGTTTAAAAAGCACAGGCTACATTTCGATAAACCAGTCTCGATTAGAGACATGTTGGTCCATCCGTCTACCGAGACGATCATGGATCTGGTTTTCTCGATTAACCAAACATTGGCAGTAGGCCAGAACATGCGTATCCAGTCATTGGAGCGTGATTTCAAAAAGGCGATTATTACCAACACGCGTTCTACGTATAAGGTATTAGATAAAGTCGTAACTGATACTGACGTAGATGCCTTTAGCTACTACGTACGTGCTTGTGCGGCACTGATTACCTACTTAGACGATGCACTAAACGAGAGTGATGAAGCCATTAAGCTATCGTCTTACCTGACGATCGCACAGGGTGATCTACTCAACATGACGATACATGCGTCTACTAAGTCTGTATTAAGTCAGGATGAGATCACGATACTGGAAGAAGCAGCCATTATCCGCATGTGGATGATGTTAACCGGACATGATACATCTAAAGGCTATCATGCCCAGCATGCCACTATCCGTACCATCGCCAAAGGCATTTTAAACGATGAATACCAAAGTGAAGAAGAATACATCCAGATACTGGAGAATGAATGTTCTAAGCGATATGCTGCTATCGTCAGGAACATTGCTTCTTTAACATCGATTAGCCAAGTCATCAGTAAGGCCAATGAGTTATTCAGCATTTTAGATTAGCACTATCCACTAGAGGGACAAGCAAACATGAGTAAGATGAACAGAGTCTTTAACTTCAACTTTAAAGACGCACCATCTAAGCAGATAAAAGACTTCATCGAGATGAGAAAACACACGCTAAAGGAGATATTCGATCGATTCGAAGCAAAGGATCAGGAGATGTTCTTCTATCCGTCTAATACGGGATGCGGCACTTCATGGCGATACTATCATCCGGATGTCGGTCTCTATGCTGAGTCGATATCCAGATGTGTGTCTTCCGATGTAATAGAAGAAGTCGTCAAGAGGTCTGTAAAAGACTGGGAGACGGATGAAGAGACTGTACGTAAGAGTCTAGTCATCCGTTACAGTAGAAACGATGATTATATCCCCAATCTAAAAAGAGGGATAACGTATAAGGCATCGGATGGTGAAGTATACGACATCGTGGCTGTGGTGCGTGCACTCTCGATACTGGAAGTCATGGGCAACCAGTTATTGGCGATCAGCACGCACTTTCTAACCAAAACACATCCTAAGAAAGCTAAAGTTAAACTTGATCCTAAGGAATTAGCTTTGGATGTGTATTTGTCAGTAGAGTTAACAGACAATATCAAAGCGATAGAGTCTGTTAAGTTCGAAATAGAGGATGAAATCAAGCGTAAGAAGTTCGATACGCATGACGATCATGTTAGAGCCATGTCTCACCAGTACATCGCGTCTAATGTATTGGCCACTGATGAGGTCTACTATTTAAACCATGAAGAAAAACGCGATGATGATTGGGAATTGTTGTTATCCCACGCATGCGCATTAGTGGGTGATCCACTGAACATAGCCAAGGATAACTATCTTTGGTCTTTGTAGCAACAGTCTATTTTTTAGCCCTATTTACTAAAGGAATCCAAAGATGGAAATTATCGATTTAAGGAAAACATTCGGTGGAGAAGAACTCAGGAACTTCATGCGTGTGTTCTCCGACATCAACAAACAAGTAGACGCAGGTGATAATAAACATCGTTGGGATGCTGACGATGATATCATCACTGCGCCTATGGTCATGTGGGGCGATGATCAAATCGCCTCTATGTTTGTTTCCATCAATCGTCTCTACGACAAAAACACGCATGAGATGGTGAGTGATCTATTAAAGAAGGAAGAAAACACTGGCTATCAAGTAGAAAGTCTAGTATACACATTCAACCTATCCAGTTGCATTGTCATTGGTAATCGATCCATTAAGGTAATTGCCCCAGATGGTGATGAGTATTATCCGAACTATCTCTCGATGTCTAGTTCTCTTCTGTATTTAATCAACGAAGCAGGCGATAAGCGTAAAGTCATGGTGGTGACGTATAGCTACGGCAAATACGCATCTAAGACTGTTTCCACTACGGATAACATCGCCATGGAAGCTTGTAAACGCAGTGTGATATTTTCAGAAGGCAATTTCCTGAACGATACGGTAGACAACATCAGTGCCCTGATACATGCATTTAAGCTTAATCAGAAGAAGGACTACAAGTACGTCATGGCTGAGACACTGTGGTTACCTGAAGTAATCGCCGATAATCTTGGCGACTATGCCGCTAAGAAGATGGAAGAAGCGACAGGTGATTACGAACATGATCCTAGACTGATGTCCACACTGGCTACGATGCCTTCTCTCATCATGCGCTATTCGCCTGAAGCTCTTTACACTAAGAAGAGTGAACTCGATGGCGAACAAACACCCAGTGTACTGAATTGAGGTATAGTATCCTATACCGAAATCCACCGTAGGTGATTTGAAGTATACTATCCATTATTTAACCTGTTTATTAAAGTAAAGGAATCTTAAAATGCAAGTAATCGATTTAAGAAAAGATAAAGTATCCAAAATCAACCGTAAACTCAAGGATGCTTGTTTAGCTGTCTATCAGGACATGATCAAAGGCAAAGGTGAAGAAGTCTATACCGTGAGTTCCTTTGGATATCCGTATTCCATTATTGGACGTGATAACATGGGCGTATTCGGTATCTCTATTAGTCGTAGTGCTGACCAGACACTCATCAGCCAAGTGTCTCGCGCCCTGGAAAACATGGGTGCTACTTTCGTGGATGTTGAAATGGTATTCACCATGTCAGCACTGAACATTACCGATAAGACTTATCTGCGACTGATCGATGAAGATGGAACTGAATCTGATTTGATGTTCTTTGGGTTCAGTGAAGTAGCCATCATCACCATGAAAGATGGTGAAGAGATCCGTATGGCCGTAACAGATATCCATATCGGTAAAGATGCCATCGAAGTAGAAGATGAAGTCGGTCCGATCAATCAGGTAGAGCGTGCACGATTCATCGTAGAAAATGAAAAGAAAGATCTGGTGTTGTTGTGCGCCAATCAAGATGATCCTTACTACGGTGTGTTGACTGAAGCGGAGAAATACGAAGAAACCATCTCTAAGACTTACATCGTAGAGAGTGAGTACATCTCCGACTTGGCTGAAACTGTCAATGAACAGCATGACTATGGTATCGATATTGATCCTAAAGTAAGTGCCGTACTACTCTCCGCACCTGATGGTATCATGCAGTTCTTGGAATTACCTAAAGAAGAGCCGTATGTCATGCCAAGTGTCTCTACTACATTGCAGTAGTAGTAACTACCATTAGAAAGGAATCCCTATCATGGCTAAACGTATTATCGATATCCGTGATCCAAATAGTAAAGACACTTTAGCTGCTGAAGCATGGTTAGACAATACTATCCTAATGGCTTCAGGTGCAGCTAAGTCTAAAGAAGTAGCTACACTACGCATGATGCCTAATCTCGTGATGTTCAATGCACTGACGCGCTACGATGAGGTGAATAACCTCTATCACTATCGTCTGCCGTTAACCATCTTCCCAGTATCTAGTCCAGATACACCGTTACCTAATGGATTAGAAGTCAAACTCATGGACTGGAATCACGATGTCACCAACATCAATAACGACATGATGCATGGTGTCGTGGATGTATTGACTCTACCACGTGGTGTAATCGAAGTTAATACCAACAATGGGCAGCAGCCTCTAGTCAGTATCGCTCGTGCTACACTTAACTTTGGCTTGAATGATGGTGAGTATGCTAAGTTTGTTACCTACTATTGGATTACTGTAATGGAAGATGCATTCTACGCAGCGCATGCAACGCATCATCTCTTGAACAGTAATGCAGTAGTGCATCACGCATCTATCCAAGAGTTGCAATCACTCACTTTCCTATCCGGTGTCGCCATCACTAAACAGCGCGATATCCGTGTCGGTAAGATACCAGATGATCCTAAAGCAGTAAACGATATCTTGGAAGTATTCAAGAGACTGACTCTGATTACACCTGAGGTATACAAGGATCCTGCTAAGCATGGTGGGTACAGTAGCTAGATGATAATGGCGGCATAGACCCTTAGCCACCTATACTCCATTACGGGGTATAGGTGGTATAAGGACTTATGTCTTCTTTTTTTTGCTTACATTAGATCGTGTAAGCTGCGTACACAGCGATGTTACTAGGCTCATTACGCATCAGATCGAAGAGTTCAGTAGACTGGATACGGATATCATCTACTGCTTTATTCGCATCATCCAATGCGATAATCAGTACGATCTGATGACCTGCTTTGATCAACCCATCTAGTTTCTCAACTGTCTCGGTATCGATCAAATTGTCTTTCACCGTATAAACGATAGGACGAGTCGTGCCTTTCACCATTCCAGCTACATCGTAGATGATGTTATACAACCCGACACCATCAGTAAAGTGTGCGTTCTCTACTGCTAGTCCAGGTGATTTCATCGTAGCTGTATTGTCGTAAGCAGTAATGAGTTCCTTACGGATACCGTAATTGAACTGCGTAGACTTATCGTCTATATCAGATCCCAATGACTTAACTTCTTCTTTCTTCTCACTCTCTTTTCTAAAGACAGCATTCAGTTTATCAGCTACCATAGCAGCAAAATCACCATACAAAGGCACGATATTGTACTCTTGTCTGTATTGGATGTCTTCCAAACTCAAATGGGTAAAATAACCATCCATCACCAAGCATTTCATTTTCTTGTTCATCCTTTTACTTAATAACCTATACTAAACCACTGATCGTCATGCGCCACAGATCAGTCTTCATCTCTTCATCAGACTGCCACTGGATACGGGAAGCATGCATCAGTTCTTCCTGATATTGCTCTTCAGCATCCGCATAGCGATCGATGAACTCACTGAATACTGATATCTCAGCACCACCTTCTATACGGGCTTTATTGACCTTAAACACCATCTTACGATAGATATAAGCTTTAGTAGCCAATACAATCAGTTTCTTAATGTAGTTAGCTGTCATGATCGGTATATTGTTCAATTCAGGATCATTCTCAATAATCAACTCTACTGCTACTGTGCTGTTTAACATCGGGCTTCTTCTTACTCTAAAAGAGTTACCTGATATCATGTCTACTTTCGTATCGTAGTGACCTACTACGCCCATGTTGCTATTGGCCATCTTCTGGGCGACGTTCATTAGAGCTGATCCTGAGTCACCTGCCATCTCGTAGTAAGCACTACCAGCTACAGAGACATTGTAGTTCAGTCCCATGACGGAGATAATCTTACGATTACCTGTTGCTTCAGGTGGTACAGTGACTACGTACTCTTGAGGAGAGATTTGTTGTATCTTACATTGTGCTAGAGGCACTTTGATCTTTTGTGCATACTCAACATTCAAGTCAGGCAATACACGTGCTTGCACAACTTCACTTGTAATTAAAGCATCGACATTAACAGGGTTGTAGAAATTAGTACGGAATGGTTCTAGGAATGTCGCATCCAGTAACTCTTCCGGTATCGTTTGGTGCACTTCATTCAGTGCAAGTGATAACATGGACATGATTTACTTTATCCTTATCGTGTGTAATTACTCTTGGTTAGCAATAGCTAACCACTCGTACACCATGGTTGACAACGTTAAACATGGGGTAAAATGTACTCACACGAGTAGATAGTATACTGTAGCCTGATCGTCCTACATGCAAGCACTCATCTAGCATGCTTAGCATGTTGGAACTCTGTTCGGTATAGTGGTGCGTTAGTACCAGTATAGTGAATAATACGAATATATACTATTAAAGTAGTGATACAGACCTGATCTCTCTGTATTCACGTTATTGTTAACCTTAATTTACATGTAAACTGAAAGGAATAGGCTTATGTCTAATCGTACTGTTAACTTATTCGCTGCCGGTGGTGCAGCATCCAATATCGTGGCTGATATCCTGAAAACCAACAACACGTCCATGACGGCTAAGTTGGCTAATCTTAATATCACCCTCTTGGATACTTCACGCTCTAACTACGAGCGCAATAAGGATATCTTCGAGAAACACGATATCAAACTCGTTACCATCCCTGGCTTAGATGGTTCAGGCCAGAAACGCGACACCAATGTACAAGAAGCATCCAAATACATCGCTAAGTTCGTCAGTGAAAATGGCGATAAAGATGCTGCCCTGAATATCCTCTTGCATTCTGCATCAGGTGGTTCAGGCTCTGTACTGGCTAACTTAGCGGCTAAGTACCTTCTATCCGAAGACAAGAACGTAGTGGCCATTGTAGTCGGTGATTCTACGACACGTAATTTCGCCAACAACACGATCTCGACCTTGAAGTCTTACGAGAACATCGCACAGACTGCCGAGAAACCCATGATCGCTGACTACATCGAAAATGATGGTAAACGTACGATCAAGGAAGTCAATGAGTACATTGCTTCTACGATCATTGACTATCGCATGTTATTCGGTGGCCATGTCCATGGGATAGATTCAGCTGATCTGAAGAACTTTTTGCAGTATAACCGCATCTCTTCTAATCAGCCTGCACTGACTCTGATGACTACTTTGGGTATCGACTCTGAAGCCAAAGATCAGCATGAAGTCGTCAAAGCCATGCAAAAAGAACTGAATGACGATCTGCCTATCATTGCGTATGCCATGGTCTCTGTTACAGAGAAGGAGAATCGTCAGATCGTGGATTGTGATTTCAAGATTGAAGGCTCTGTAGATTTGCCTCGTGATGAAAAAGTCAAACCTTACGATTTGTACTTCTGTTTGTCTAAAGGACACTTCTTTAATGTAGTCGACAGACTCTCTAAAGTCGTGGAAGATTATCGTAAGAAAGAAAACACTCAAGTAGATCGAGTGATCGATGTGTCTAAGGATGTAGACCCGAATAGTGGGTTAGTCCTGTAATGCCTCTAGAATGACGCTATAGACCCATACCTGCCTTTCCTATAGGTAGGTATGGGTATAAGCTCTATGGTGTCTATTTTAGTCTCTACGGGCCTCTAATCGATACCTATAATACTTAGCCCTAGCATTAGCTATGTTTCGATGACTATAATTAGACCAATAGACTAACACGACAGTGCTAGGACACTGTTAAGTGGACTAAAAAGAGGTTAGGACGATGATTAACATAGACCGAGTTATCAACCAGACGACTGAACATTTAATCGATGTCTGGGATGCACTACAGATGGATGTTGCCACACGCAACAATGTCGATGCTATTATTAAAGCGTATCGTAAGAAGAAACGATACAATATCTATACCGTGAACTGGCTCTACAGCCACCGTATCATGGACATTTACTTAAAAGAATACAAGAAGAGTTGTCCTAAAGACATCTACAACTGTTACGCCATTTTAGGATGTGTGCTCATGTGTCATCTGTACCGCATGGGTTTATTGGCATTCCAGTACCTTCCCTATAGCCAGGATGAACTCATCGACATCTTAAAGAGATATCATCCGACTGATAAAGAAGAGACATTGCCTTGGCAGTACGACGAACACAACCTAAAGGACGAACAATCTGTTGCTAAGGTTTTCCCTAAGACACTACAGGCACTGAATGAGATGAGTTTGACGCATGATGTCCCTGAGTGTTTTAAACTACCGGAAGATCCGAAAACACAACTGAAGTATCCCGTATCGTTTTACATAGACCCTATCTACCTATCCATTACCTTTGTTTGGTAGTGGATAAGGTATATCCCTATTATTTAACCACAGTAGACTAAGCCACTGCGCTTATGTCTAAACCTTAATACGCTAAGCGTATCAAGCTTAGTGTAAACCATATAGAACCCATGCTTAAAGGACATGAGAACATGAAACCAGGTGATTTTGTAGTAGCCCAAAATACGAAAACATTCATGCAGTACGACTTAGGTCTTTTGTTGCACTATACGCCATTGAACATTAAGACAGCATTGACTGAAATCGATACGGCATTCGGTACCAAGTTCATCCAGACTAAGGATGGTCATCGTCGCCTAACAGCAGTATTGCTCGATGAGATGGAATACTTCAGTACCTATAACCATCGTTTGTTATTCGAAGAAGACATCGAGTATCGCTTATACGATCATGCTAATCGATTCATCGAGAAGATACCGTATAACCAGGATACCAAGCATCGGTTCATCAACCGTATCGTACGTGTCAATGACAACCCAAAGTATCCTGAACTCTATAATCCCTTTGTTGCCACTATGGTGACACCAGGTACGACTAATACTCCACCATGTTGTCCTATCGGATTAGAATTCGCTGTCAGTTTGATACACGATATCCTAAGGGTAAACCTACCTAGAAGGTATCGTACTAGGAGCAGTAAGTCTATACAGTTCGATAACTACACTGGGTATTTCGATCCTGAAGTCTTAATGGATAGTCCTACTGTAAGAAGAATGAAAGAGAGTTTTAAATACATCGTTGAAATGTTAAGGAAGATGTTGTCTTTAACAACAGACTGTAGTGAAAACAACTTGATTGATTTCTTCTACGTGAATGGATATCTACACCTGATTAACTACGGTGATTATCGGATAGTGGATTTGTCTTTAGTGAAGTATATTACTAAAGCAGATGAAGTGGATGTATTCGAGACTCGCATGCCGGATAAGGAGGCAGCAGTTAATGCCTTCTACGACATCAAGGAGAAAGTACAGGACACCATCAGGCTCCAGTTACTCAATCCTAAGTTGAAAGTGTTGACGGCCACATGTGGGTAGACAATATTCACAAAGACATCGTCTATATCGGCAATATCGTCCTCTATCCGCTTTATATTCATTTAGACCAAATAGCGAAAGAGTATAAGATCACCAAACAAGACTATCGGTTAGTTGGATACGATAACCTACATGATGTCTTTGTTAACTTATTGGGTAATTATCTCGAGTCACTGATAGATAGTAAGAAAGACGGATACGTAGAGCTATACGAAGCCATGAAAGACATCGGTTATCCTGATGAGGCTTTAGATTATATCGAAAGGTATCTGGCCAGTCATTGGAATGATTTCATCCATTACCACAAGATTCGGATTGGTAATCCTTCCAAACTCTATTTTTATCTCGATGAAGAAGAAAGCGTTCGTCCGATCATGCAAGTCATGTACCTGAACACGCAAAGAGAAATCCGCTGCCCTCGATATTGACAGAAGGGTAGTGGGTTTCTTTTACTCCTCTCTATCTCACGATAGAGACTCGTAGAGATAGACAAGTCTATCTTTTTTAGTTTAAATACGAATTAAAAATAATGCCCACTTACTTTTCCCTTTTTAAATATCAGAGAGTACGACACCATCATGTTGCTGCAAGACTTAAAACAAACACCTGTGCCTATCCCGCATGTATACGATCGCCTGTTTAACGATATCCGTAATGTATCGTTAGATGGCCCTGCGCATTACTATTCTTTACTGCAAGAGATACTGGTCATCGCCATCCACCACAAACAAAGAGGATGGAATAACAGTCAGCTGACAGAAGCAGTAGTCGATAACCTATTCAACTTATCATCCAGTGGTATCTTATCCGAAGTCATCTTCCTAAGTGAAAAACAACGACTATTACTGGAAGAAGATCTAAACGACACCATGAGTGAGTTTCTAGCGGATATCGAACCTTATCTTTTAAATTGTCAAGACTTCAGGATACTGGATAATGAAATCGTTTTCATCGAAGGTAAACTCTGGTGAGATACCACATCCGAGTGAATCAACTTCCATGTTCGATCCGACAGAAGACATTTCCCTCTATCCTAACCATCTTAATCTAGACGGATTCGTGGATGAGTTTATTAACAAAGCAGATTCTGTATTGGTAACCGGTGGGATACGTGTTTATAACTGCATGAAGCGATTGTTAGATGTTGCTAAGCTAGAGCATCCTGAGCTATTTGATTACCTGATGATTATTTCAAGGGCATTGGGATTGTATACGATAGATGATTTGGTGGAGAACTTAGAAGAAGTCGTGTGTGGATTGAATTTCGAACCCGTATTCGTCCACTATAAGGGACATGTACCGGATTACGTATACGATACATTATACGATGTGGCTTTTCTATTGTTAGAACTCATCGTCTATACCTTAAGGGATTATCATCTAGAACAATCCCATGATCGTAAAGTATACTATCGTATTTCTCGTTATAGCTTATTTGCCATACTCTTGAAGAAATACCAGCCATTCTAATGATTAAGTGTAAACCTAGTACGCTAGGCCTACTAGGGTTAGTGTAAACCAGTTATAAAAGGATATCGAACATGCCGATACAGCAATTCACCGTAGGACGCGTATATACGTTTAATACCTACGCACCAGAGGTACTTGGCCTAACACAAATCAATGTTAAGTGTGTGGCCATCATGAACGCACAGAACGCATTAAGCGATGGGATAGACATCAAGTCCATGCATGAACGCATCCGTCCCCATCTGCCAGCAGGATACAATAATGATCCATTAACCATGACTTACGTGAAACTGCGTAATGTATCTGGGTTGGAAACAATCTACTCGATGGATTGGATCAATATGGCCACAGTAAAAGAGACTTCACCTAGACGCATCGTGGCCACTATTAATGGCGTATCAGAAGCGGATGTGAATACGATAAGAGAAGCATTGGTGATACAGGGATACACAGACATCCAGTTGTCCTTGACAGATTGATAGTAATATAAGCAATATACAGTACTGCACTATATGAGAGTGTTTTACATTCTCGCCACTGTCTAGTCATGCGGTTTGAGACTTCCAAGAGAACAATGACATGGCTGCTGTTTATTCCTTTCTAGCTGCCTTATTTGTCATGGTTGGCGGATGTCTCTACATTACAGGCGCATTAGATGGTATACTCCAAAAAACGAAGAGAAAGCACTACCTGAACCACCATTACCTACCGTCTGATTCCTTCGGTAGGTAGTGGTGCTAAGGTTATGTTCCTCATCGTGTTCGTTTAAGTATGAACAAAAATACGAGTAATGAATATTACGAGTAAATGAAATAGAAAGTCTTTCGAACAATAAGAAAGATTTTGTAAAAAAGCTTTCGAAACCAGTGCGTGCTATCCAGTGTGTGGTATGCATGCTTGTAAAAGCCGTGGCGTAATCTCCTAATCTTCTTAAATCTCCGTTGAATGGTTGTGATCGATACAAACGCCATGTCACTTTTACTATAGTGTGCAAACATCCTATTGGAGTGGGTGTGCGCTGGTTTCACCCTATAACAAACCTTGCTGAAGTTTTGGTTGTTTAAACAAGCAAGGGCATCGCTAGATGGACGGAAGTTTGGTCTAGCTGCCGGTACTGGGAAACCGATCCTATAAGCCTCAAGGTACGAGCGTAGACGGGAATCGGCAGCACGGGGGGTTCCTTTGGTCCGTCTGTCTACTTGCAGTCCACGAGCCTGCCACGCACTAAAAGCGACTGCCTCGCGGTGCTTATTTTCTAAACAACCACCCTTTCTTGTACGTTTTAACGCTCCTTAAAACGAAACGCCTTGGTACCCTCTTGCGCTCCTAGTGGGTGCAAGAGGGGATAAGGTTATGTACGTCTATTTCGCTAGTATCCTATCAGTCAGTATGAATCCTTAAAGTTAAGTATAAATAGTGCTTACTTTAGGAATATTCATCACCCTTTTATTAACGTTAATTGAAAGAAGGATACTAAAATGGACATTCCCCATTTTTTGCGTACCGATAAATTCGAAGGCTATGTTCCTGATGCCTATGTCGCCACCATGCGCATGCTGTATAATAAAGATACAGTCAATGACACCAAGAACGATGAGTCTTACGAGTTCAACATCAAAGCCATGTTGAAGTTCCCTGCCGATGGTAGTGAGAACCCAACTGAAAAATTGCCGACTGCTGAAACTGTAGCTAAAGAAATCCAGGCTCGGTTCGTACCGCACATCGACGGTACTGAGAATGCAATACCAAGCCAGACTGAAGGTACTCCGCCAGTACAAGGTGGCCCTCAGCCTCAGCAAGGCGGTAAAGAGTCTGGTAAAGCACCTAAACAAGGTAAAGCCGAAGGCAGTCAAGCTCAAGGTGGTGGAGAACAACGCCGCCCGGAATAGCACCATCACTGAGAGTAGAGTTATCTGGCTTCAGTGATCCGCTTTCCATTTCCGAAGGATAACACACCACATCGACACCACACCTCTATAGTCCTCTATGGGCTATAGGGGTGTATTTACCTATGCTCTCGCTTCCGTCTGACGA